AGCCCGTTCTGGGCCTCTTTCTTCATGACGTTGTCGATGATGTCGACGATCGTCTTCGGCGGCATGTTGGCGTTGATCAGCTTGTCGCCGGTCTCCTGCGCCGACGCGTGCAGCTGGGCATTCGACAACGGCGAAGTGAGCACACGCTGGTGCTCGCGCGCGAGCCCGATCAGTGAGGCTTGCAGCTGCGCGAAGTCGGAATCCCCGAGCACGGTCTTGAGCGCGTTCAACGGCTTGTTGAACAGCGGGCCGCCCTCCGTGGCGCCGCCCTTCGCAAGCAGCGACTTCACAAGGTCGCCCTGCCGCGTGAGCGTGCCGGTCAGTTGCTCGACGGAAGTCACGTACTTCTGGCGATCGGCCAGGGTCTTCGCGAGCGCGGCATTCTGCGCCTTGTTCGTGCCCACGTCCTGCGGCGACAGCCCGAGATCGGCGGCCATGGCCGGGATGCGGTCTTTTACCGCGGCGATGAGCTGCTGCCCGACCTTGCCGCGCGCGAGCCCGACCTGCCAGGAGTTGTCGCCTGCGATCGACTGGGTGGCGTAGAAGTCGACCGTCTTCGGGTCGAGCCCACCCGCCGGCGCGCCGCCTGCGCCAGCGCCGCCACCCCCGGCGCCGCCGGCCTTGACCTTCACGAGCCCGGCCGCGACGCGCTTGGCCTTGTCCTTCTCGGCGTCGGTCAGGTCCGACGCGTCGATGTCGGCGAGTTTCTTCCCGAGCGGCCCAAGCCCCGTGCCGGTGCCTGCCGTGGGCGCGAGCACCTCGCGACCGATCTCTTTGCCCTGGGCATTCTTCGTGATCCGCACCGTGCCGTGTGTGCCGATCGGCACGTTTTCGTAGGTCTCCTGTTTCGTCGGCATCTTTCCGCCGATCGAGTACAGGGCTTGCAGGAACGCATCCGGCGCTGTGCCGGCGTCCTTGAGCCCTTGATCGACCTTGGCGCGCAGCGCGGGATCACTCAGCCCCGAGACCAGCGTTTCCATCTGGCCGATACGGTTCATCGCGTCTTCCATGCTGATGTGCGCGATCGGGTCGTTCGGGTCCGTTGAGCGATTCTGCGTCACCGGCGCGTCGTAGTGCCCGGTCGCGCCCGGCGGCGCCCCGTAACGTTGCTGCTCGATGTTCGCCATCTGCCGCGTTTCGGCGACCCCGGCATCAGAGCTCGGGCCTTCGCGCACGAACACGCGCAGCACTGGCGTGACCTTGCCGGCGTTCGGATCGTTGGGGTTGTTCGGGTCGCTCGGCGCCGGCAGCAGCTTCACCACCTGCTTGCCGACGATGACCCCGCCGTGCGGGCTAGGTTGGCCGACACCCGTCTTCAGCTCGGGCGCGAAGAGACCATTCAACGCCTTGAGCGTCATCCCTTCGTTGCCGGTCTGGAGTCCCGTGCGGAAGTCGTTGACCATCTGCGTGACGGGCGCGGGCCGGTCGCCTTGCGGCATGAAGTCTTGCAGCGGCCGGCGCGCCGTGGCCGTGAGCGTATGCACCAGCTGCGCGGGCGGGTATTTCGGGTCGAGCGGGTCGAGCTGGCCCGTCGACATTTTCGAGGCGTCATCCTGCGCAGACTGGCGCCAGTCTTGCGCCACCGGCGCGAGCTTGTTCAGCAGTTCCTCGTGCCCGCGCCGCGCGGCGGCCGCGCGCCCCGCGTACTCGGTCTGCACGTCGACCGGGATCTTCGACACGTCGCCGCCATACTGCTGCGCGAGCCCCGCGCCCTCGGTCGCGAGCATGCCGAGCCGTTCCTTGCTCGCGGCGAGAGCGTTGTGCGTTTGCAGCATGTCGGCGGCCTGCTGCGCCCGCGCGTCGGCTGCGGTCTGCCGCGCGTTCTCGAACGCGCGTTGTTCCTTCGCAGCGCGGTCAGCGTCGACTTGCCGGCCCATCTGGAAGCCGGACTCAAGCCCTTGCGCGATCGCTCCACCTAGGCCGTAAGCCATGTCTTTGTCCTCAGAAAAGGCCGCCGGCGAGGCCGCCCAAGACCCCGCCGATCAGCGTTCCGACGCCCGGAACCACCGAGCCGATGGCCGCGCCCAGGGTCGCGCCCAACTGCATGTTGCCGGCCTTGGCCTGGGCGCGGGCTTGCGTGTTGGCGATGTTGCGCTGCGTTTCTTGCGCCGCGACATCGCCCAGCATCTGCATGCCTTGCTGCTCGCGGGCTTCGGCCGCGCCCGCCAGCCCGCCGCCCGCATTGCGCCCGAGGCTGTTGAGGGAAGCGCCGACACCGTAACCTTGTCCGATCATGTCTGCTCCTTCACGTCGGCGCCGGGTTGCCGAGAATCGATTGCTGGCGTTGTCGCGTCAGGTCGCCGGCGACGTTCTGTGCCTGCACATCGGCGAGACTCTTGCTCAGCCCGTATTGCTTCGCCTGCGCGGCCTGCTCTTCGGGCGAGAGCGTGACGCCGAGCCCGCGCAACCGGCGCGCCGTCGCGCCAGCCTGCTGCGTATACGCGGCGTTCACGTCGGCGCTCGCCTTCTGCATTTCCTGCCCCGGAAGCGTTGTGTCGGTGGCGTACTTGATGAGTTGATTCTCGATCGGCACGAACGTGCTCACGTAGGTTGCCCACTGCTGCCGCGTCAGCGCGGCATACATGTCGTTCGCGCTGCCCGTCATGCCGCTGGGCGTGTTGGCGGGCGCCTTTGGGGCTCCTGCGACACTGCCGAGATTCGAGAAAATGCTCATCACGTCCCCGCTTGCGGCGTGTTGATGCCTGGGCCTGTCGGTCCGGTATAGGCGCCGGTGAACTTGCTGTAGTCGGGCCCGAAGCGGTTCGGGCCCAGCGCGGTCTGGAGCCCGTAGCCCGCGACTTGTCCTGCGAGCTCACCGTAGGCTTGCTTTTCGGCGAGCGCCGCGGAGGCGTCAGCGCGCGCTTGCGCGCCGCTCTGCTGCGCTTGAATCGCCATCGAGTTTGCAACGCTGCCCGCCTTGCCTTGCCCGATGTTCATGAGCGCGCTCAAACCCTGCGTGTAGGCGTCGTCGATCTGCTGATCGGCGATCATCGTGCTCAAGCCCTTCGACTTGGCGAGATCCGCGCCCATGCCGGTGATCGCGAGACTCGCGCGCGAAGACCCCGGCGCCGCGCCAGCGTTCGTGAGCCCCTTCTCCAAGGCGCCTTGGGCCTGAGAGAACTGCAATTGCGTGTCAGTGGCAGCCTTGCCTTGGGCTTCGCGCCGCGCGGCGGATCCTTCGGCGCCCATGGCCTCGACCTGTTGCGCGAGCTTTTGCTGGACGGGCAACCACCGTTGCCGGTAGTCGTTCATCAGGTTGACGGCGTGCTCCGCCATCGCGCGCTGCGCCACAGTTTCCTGAACCTGATCACCGCCCTTGCTCATCGACTTGCCTCACGAACTCGTTTGAACCGCGCCGGTGCCACTCAGGCCCGAGCCGCCTTGCCCATCCGCGCCTTCGTGACTGGAAGGCAATCGTCTGTGCTCCGAGATCGCGTGCGATGGCTCGCACTGCGGCGTCTTGTCGCTCGAATGCGCCGTGTTTGAAGGCCACGGCAATCCACACGAACATTTCGAGGGCATCCCCGTGCGGCCGCAAGTCGACGACGATCATTCCGTCTTCGCAGGCGAGGCACATGGCCCTCTCTTGCGCGCATTGTGACTGAATTTCACGGATCTCGGAAGCGCTGGCGATAGTGGGCGCCAACCCACGGCAAGCCGCCTCGACCATCCGCGGGTCTTCGATGGTGAACGCGGTCCCGGAGATCATGCAAGCGCGGCGCTAACGCTCGCAGCGTTGGCCGCTTCTTCGTAGATCGCCCAGCGCCGCAGGTTAAGCGGTCCGTTGTTTAGCGGATTGGCGCCGGCCAAGCCCCCGATCTGCCAAACCGCAGCATCGAAAGCACCCGTCCCGACAGTTCCGACCGTGCTCGTCGAAGACGCCGTGATCTCCGAACCGTTGTAGTAGGCTTTGCGTTTCGCGTTGCCAGCCTGCGACTTGTCGAACACGCCGCCGACAACCCCCAGCGTCTTTACGTTGCTGTTGTTGGGGCCCGAGGCCGTCAGCCGGTTGCCGGTCCCGTCCGACACGCCCCAACCGATCGCGTTGGTTGTGTCGTCGCTCAAGTAGCAACCTTTGCTCGTCGAAAAGGCGGTCGTGTGCTGCATCGAGATGAAGCTCGCGCTTGCCAGGGTGTCGAGCCTGAAATTGCCCTTGTAGAAAGCAGACATCGCAGTGGGGGTGCCACTGTTGATGCTGCTCACCATGTAGTCGTCGGCGCCGTCGAATTGAATGTCGGTCAAGGCAGCAGCGTTGCTGATGATCCGCGGCTGCGCCGTGAGTGTGGTCTGGTTCCAATATGCGCCCGTGGCATTTTGGAAGTACGCGCGTTCGACGAACCCGTCGCCTTCCGTCGTGTAGAGCGCATCCGGCGTGAAGCTGCCCGTGTGCCCTGCGACCCCTGGCTCGATGCTCAAGCCCCAGATATGTCCATTGAACGAGGCCGTCGCGGCGCCGCTCTCGCCCCCGATAGCCATGGTCGTCGGCCCGGCGTTGGCGGTTGCCGAAGAGGTCGCCGTCGCCACCGAAGTGCCGTTGACGGAGAGCTGGAACGAGGTGCCGGAACGTCCATACTCGATGTCGTAGGTTGTCCCCGTGGCGATAGTGCTGTTCGCGGAGGTGCAGACTCCCGCCGTGCCGGTGCCCGAATAGATGCCGGCTGCGATCTGCCCCGAGGTGTTGTTCAGCTGCAAGAAGAACATCGACGCGGCGGCCGAACCCCCGTACGCTTCCGCGATCACCGCAACCTTGAGCGTGGTCGCGTTGATCTTGCAACGGATGCGGAAGTCGCCTGCGGCGAGCTGAACACTGCGCCCGACAACAATATCGATGCGATCGGTGTTGCCGTCGAACAACGCAGTCGGGAACCCAAGCGTTGTGCTTACCTGGGCGTTGCCCACCGCCGTGCACTGGTGCCCCTTGACGCAACGGAACGAAGTGCTGCCAGAGCTGCCCGTGATCGGCACGTAGAGTGCCACGCTGGCGTAGTTGGCGTACGCATTCGCGGCGCCGGTGAAGGCCAGCGCGGTAACCGAATCCCACGAAGTGCCGTTGAACCCCACATCGAGGGTCGTGTCGTCGCTGCTCCGACGTATGCGTAGTGTGTTCCCGACGTAGTTGCTTCGCAGGAGATCGAGCCCCGAAGGCCCCCAGAGGTTCGACGTGAAGCCGTCCAGCAGGCCCGCGCCCGGCGTGAAGCCGTGCACGAGCAATGCTTGCTGAACAGCGACCATCAGGCTACGCCGATCTCGCCTTCACCTTCGATCGATAGCGAGGTAGCCGCGCTCGCGCCTCCAACGAGAAAGTCCGCACTGTCCAGCCGCAGCGCACCGTACCAATCGACGGCCGAGTTGGCAGGAACCGAATACCCCTGCCCGATCACCTCGGTGCCTGCTGCATTCGCGCCAGTTGCGCCCAACCATAGCGAGAACGTCACCGCCCCTGCGGTTTTGTTGACGATACGAATGTGCCGCAGGATGATGTAATTCGCCGAAGAACCCGCGTTTACGCCGCCGGTGGCCGTGGGCGGATTGAGGATGTTCGTCGTCAGGGTATTGGACAACGCAACCGGACCGAAGCGAAATGCCTTATTTGACGCCATGATTTAAATCTCCTTCAAGTCAAACCCGTACCGCTGATGATCCAAGACGTTGAAGTGATCTTCAACGCAGTAGCGATACCGTCCGCGACCAATGTTCGGTTTCCTGTCGAACCCGAACCCGCGAGCCGCATTGTGTCTGAGGTGATCGCAATGGTGATCGTGCCCGCGCCGTGTTCATTGACGAACGTGAGGGCCGTACCAATGGGGTACGCCACATTCGCATTGCTGTCGATCGTCCAAGTCCGCGCCGTGGTATCCGCGGCCGGGTGAAAGAGATGCTTCGCAGAATCGGCAAGAACCGTCGTGTAGTTTGCTGACTGCGAGTTTTGGGGGATGTTCAAATACCCATCGCCTTTTGGGCCTTGAACCCCCTGCTCGCCGTCCTCTGCTTCGCCGACAAGGAAAACCGCGGGACCCATCGGCCCTGTCGCGCCGGTCGCCCCCGCGGCGCCCGCTGCGCCTGCGCTTCCCGGGGGGCCTGCTTGACCTTCGTCCCCGTCTTCGCCTTGCATGAACTGGCCCATCGGCCCTGTCGCGCCAGTCGCGCCAGTCGCGCCCGTGGCGCCTGCCGCGCCTGCACCCCCCGGGGGGCCTGCTTGGCCTTCGTCCCCGTCTTCGCCTTGAACGAGAAAGAGTTGCGCGAGCGATACGCTGCCCCCGCTGCCGCTGCTCGCCTCAAGCGCGGCTACCTCACGCGTCAGCACGGCTAGGGACTGCTGAATCGCGGCCAGCTGCGAAGTGGTCGAGTTGGCTGTTGTTCCTGCGATTGCGCTCGTCTGGTTGAGCGCCGCCTCGATCGCCTCGATGCGTTGGCGGATACTGCTTACCGCGTCCGCGACGGGCCGCTGCTCCAGCCGCGTGGGAGTGGCAATGGCTGGCTTGCCGAGTGCCATCAGCTGAGCTCCGAAACGTCTTCGGCGGTCTCCAGCACGCGCACCGTTGACGTACCCAGCACTTCAAATTGAAGCGTCGTGTACTCGTCAACGGCAGTGAGCGTGAACTCGGTCTCTTCCGTGATCACTATCTCGTCGACCTGCACGCCATCGGCGTACACGCGGAAGAGGATGTTGTCGTAGTCCTCCGCACGCACCTGCGCGATGAGCATCGTCGTTGGCCGCTCCAAAAGCCACAGCTTCGATCGCCAACGGTACGTCATCGAGTCCGTGTCCGAGCCCTCGAACTCGTAAATGTGCGTGCCCTCGATGTAGGGCGGCGTCGTAGGAGGAATGGGCAGCGATGCATCATCCGGCTCGCTGTCGTAGTCGAGCACGAGATACATCACGTCGCCCACCGGATCAACGTAGGCGGCGCTCGCGTGGAACGACATCGGGACAATGCCGAAACCCGTGGCCTTCATGTCGATCGCATAGCAACCCTTGGCGGTGTCGTTCTCCCAGAAGAGAAAGCAAATGTCATTGTGCGCGACGCAGCGCATGCTGCTCGGTTCCAGCGCCTTCCACTGCGTATCGGTGAACACGCCTTCGGTGAGGTTGCGCACCTGACCGATGCCAGCGCAAGCCATGAGCCCGTTCGTGCCGGCGAACACCACACCGATGCCTGTGAGGTACGTGAACGAGAGCTTGCTCATCGCCGCGTACGGCACCTCGAACTTGCTCATGCTGTACGCGGCGGGGTCGTTGCCGGTCGCCACGTAGACAAAGCTCTGTGTGCCGATCACCACAGTGTTGTCGATGTTGCCGATGCCGACAATGTCGGTGTCGGTGTTCAGCCGGTACTCGACCGGCCACGCGTGCGGCTGGTTCTGTGCGCTGAAACACAGTTGATTGCGGCGGAACCCGACCATGATCCCGTTCGGGAGCGCCATGATGCCGCGCAAATCGTCAGGCGGTAGCGTCCAAATGTCCGAAGGCAGCACTTCGCCGAGCTCGGCGTCGGTCAGCACGTCCACGTAGTCGGCTTGGGAGAGCGGGATCTCGGCGACGAACAGGAACTCGGTCCCCGTGTTGCCGGTGGCTGCACGATAGATGCGCTTCGTGGTGATGCCGTAGTCGGTGCTGATCCCCGTGGGTAGCGTCGTCGGCGTCGTCACCGTGGCCGACACGCCATCCGGTCGCACGACCGTCGCGCTCGGCAAGCTCGGGGCGCTCTCTTCGCCGATGTCGTTGACGAACGTATAGACGTAGCTCGTCGCGAGGTTCACCGGCGTGTAGCCGGTCGACCCGCTGGCCTGCACATGGATGTTGTCGAAGTAGGTCGACTGTGACCCGCCCAGATCCGCCGCGGCGCAGTTCATGCCACAGTAGTTGTCCATTGGCGACGTTGCGCTCGTGTGCGTCACCGACGCGAGCTCCGTTGCGCCGTGCGTGAGCGTCGCGGTCAGCGTCACCGAGTTGTCGGAGTTGCGAACCAACGTCATCGCCATGTGATACCACGAGGCCATCGTCAGCGCCGACAACGCGGCTTGGGCGATGATGCTACCCGGCTCGTTCCACGCGTTGACCGTGCAGATCACGAGGTACGGGCCCGCGCCCGTGCCGAAGGGAAATTGCACCTGTGCGCTTAGCCCGGCGCCGGTCGAGTCGTTGGCGATGCGAAAGCGTGCTTGATACTGGCCGCCCGCGGCCGTCATGTAGAAGTCCGCGTTCATCGTGACGACGGTCGCGCTTCCCACTCCGAAGTTGCGATAGGCGTAGCAGGGCTTGTCGAGATTGTTGTTATAGAACGTGAGCTTGTAGCTTGGTGCCGGGTTCCCGATCACCGCATCTTGCGTCACGCTGCTGGTGTAGTTGCTGCCAGAGGTCGTCGGAGAAGTTGTCCACGAAGTCGCGAGCGCATCGCCCGAGTCCGTCACGTCAACCGAGAAACTCGTCGAGGTCGGATCGACCCCGAGCACTACCGTGGGCACTGCGTCGGGCGCCGGCACGCCGAGAATCCGGGTCTCGGTCGGGTAAGGCTGCGCGCCGGATGTCGCGAGTGCGTAGTTCGTGAACCGCGGTACGTCGAGCCCGGTCAAGTACGTGCGGAACGTCGTATCACCGGGGATGATGCCGCGTGCAACATCAATGTCCTGTGTCCACGACAGCCAAGCGCCGTTGAGTTTGTAGATCGTTTCGACAGGCCCGGGGTAGTTCGCGAGCGCGGCCGTGAAACTGAACTGCTTCCACGCGGTCAGATCGCCCGTGAGCAGGCGCGCGTTCGTCGCGTCAACGGCGGCGTTGTCGGGCAATGCGCGCGGAGTAACGCGAGGCGCTTCACCACGGAACGAAGTGACGGCACGTTGCATAGCTCAGCAGGGAATCGCCGTTGTCGGCGGCGTGAATGCGAGACCGCCGAACACGCTTTGGCGGCGGACTTGCATCATGTCGACAGTGCAAGATCCGAACGTTTGATGCGCCGCGTTGACGCCCGCACCAATGTGCAGTTCTTGCCCGACAGGCAGGTGCAGCGCTCCGCTGATGGCTGCGGACGCCACCGAGCTTCCGTTCTTCGATCCGTAGATTGTGTTCCCGATACGCTCGACGCAAATATAGGTCTGCGTGTTCGTGGGCGGAACGCCAGCGATGTCGAATTCGTGCTCGGTCACGCCGTCCGAGTATCGGAAGACGAGACGCCCGCCGTTCGTGGTGTAGAAGTAGAAACCGGTATTTGCAGGGTCCGTATCGGTGTCAGTGACTCCGAACATGAAGCGATTCGTCAGTTGCGTATCGCTGGGGCGAAGCCAGAAGCCGATGAAAAAATCGCCACTCGTGATCGCGTTGGCCGCGGTGTAGGGTGTCGCGATGTATTCGTGATTCTCGTTGTCCGGCACGAGCGTGAGCTCGGTATAGAACGCGCCGATGCCCTCGACCACGTTGTTTGCAGTGATCTCGCATTTCCCGGAAACCGCGGTGGAAGGCGTCCAAACGCTCCCCGCAGATCCCTCATCGGTGAAGATCTGGGAGCCGGCAGCGGCATCGAACATCAAGTGAATGATGTCGCAAACAGGTGAAGGCCGCGGATGCGGCATCAAGCAACCAGCGAGAGTGGTGCGCATCAGCTGATCTCCAAGTCGCCCGCCAGATACCACACATCGATGCCGCGCTGAATGATCGTCACGATCGCGCTCTCGCCCGCGGTCACGGGCTGGAGCGCCGAGCGCACTTTGACCTGAACGCCCGACTGGCCGATGATCGAGATCGGGTTACCGTAACCCTCATCGAGCAGCAGGATCGAAGTGCCGTCATCAAACGGCACCTCGCTGTGCGAAGGGATCGTGAGAACCGATCCGTTCATCGCGATGCCGTTCTCGGCGTCGCTGAGCACAAGGGTGTAGTTGCCCGATACCGTGCGCCACACGAGGCGCTGCGCGTCCTCGACATCGGCGCGCACCAGCGGTCGAAATGCCGGCGTGGCCGCGGCGCCCGAGACCGGGCCCGCCCAAACTCGATTGGCGCCCTGCGGCGCCTTGGTGACGGTGAACGTACCAGCCGTCGTGATCTCGTACGGGTCGACCGCGAACTCGGCCGGCATGTCGAGGCCCACTGCCGTGACAGTGCCGCCCCCGGCGTTGCCGCCGGCCAGATCGCCCGCGAGCACCCACACATCCGTGTCGCGGTTGATGATCGATATGATGCCCTGCTCGCGCGCGACGGCGGGATCGAAGTCGGCATCCACGTTGACGATCACGCCTGAGTCGCCGATGACGGTCGGCTGCACGCCCGAGTCCCACAGCAGCAAGATCGACACGCCCGTGGCGAAGGGCACCGACGAGAACGCAGGGATTCTGACGACGGCCGATGAGAGTGCGTTCGCTGCGAGACCGTTCTCGGCGTCGGACGCGATCAGCGTCGTGTCGTCGTCGAAGCTGCGCCAGTTGATCGGCCCGCCAGAGGCGTTGTAGTCGTCGGCGACGATCCAGAGGTTCGTGTCGCGGTTGATGAGCGTGAGCACCGCGAACTCCCCGCTCGTGAGAATCGGCGAGGGACTGCCGCGCGCCACCACGGTGACGCCCGTATCCCCCACGATCTCGACTTGGCCTGCGTTCTGCTGGTACACGAGGATCGCGTCGCCGGGGCTGAACGGTTGGTCTGCGTACGCGGGAATGGTGAGCGGTGTCTGCGTCGCGACGTTCATCGCGATGCCGTTGCCTGCGTCGCTCAGGTCGAGCGTGTACGCCGCGGTTTGCTCGTTCCAACTGAACGCACTGCCATCGCCCTCGATCGTGATGACGTTGGCGTTTTCGCCGGTCCCGCGGCGCGCGGTCAGGCCGCCCGTGATGTTGACCGTGTCGGCGTCGGGGCCGCCCAGGTTCGTGCCGTCCTGTTGGAACTGGATGAACTGCGGGAAGTCGTCCGAGGGCGGGATCGGGTAGCCGGTGACGGGAGTGATGCCGAACGTTGCCATGGCCTTACCTCACAAACGCGCGCGGGCGCGCGCGCTGCGGTCCGGTGTTGAAATTGCGCTGTACCTCGGCCTTCGCGTTCGCGATGCCGGACTGGAAAATGCGCATGTACTTCATCGCCATCGCGGGGTTCGACCACGGCATGCCGGGCACGTCGAACAGGTACGCCAACGCGCCGGCCTCGATCTCGTTGCTGTAGGTCACCAGCGGCGCCGAAGGAATCTGCGTCGCGTTCTCCTTCGGCGTCACGATGGCGCTCACGAGCAGTTGAAAGACCTGCGTGCCGGGCGTCGGGAACAATACGAACTGCGATTGCGGCACGTAGGCGTACTGGCCCGACAGCGTGGGCTGATAGTTCGGGTCGAAGCCCGCGGGATCGGCCGGGTTGATCGGCCACGACTGCACCGAGCCGTCGCCGTTCGTGATGCTGCCGCGCATGCCCTTGATGCCGATGATGTCGACGTAGGGATCGGACCCGAGGTTGTACTCGGGCACGTTGGGCGTCGACTGGCCGGCGATCTGCACCGTGAGCCACTGGGACTGCGAGCAGAAGTCACGGAACGCGCGGTTGTAGGCGCGCTTGAGCGTGATCGTCGGGCACTTGCGCGCGATCTGCGCGACGTTCGTCAGCTGGTCGTTGACATCGATGGTGTTCATCAGACCCCCGGGCTTTGCGCCACGTGCGGCGCGATGGCGATCTGAGCCTGCGACTTGAGGCCGAGCGCTGCGGCCCAGTTCTGACGATAGTAGCTCGCCTTGGCGAGATCCTGCTTTTTGCTGTTCTTGGAGTACGCGCGCGCGAGCACGAAGTCGAGCAAGATGGTCTGGTAGCTGTCGGGCACCGCAATCGGCTGACTGGCGTCGGTGAGCTCGGGCGGCACCGCGCCATACACGATCTCGATGCTGCCGATACCATTGGCCGGCGGGAAGACGCGGAACCGGCGCGGGTTGCGCGGGTCTGCGGTGAAGTGCTCGACTTCTGCCTGCGGCGTGGCCGCCGGCCAAAAACGATTCGCCTCTTCCAGCAGACCCTCGTCGACCTGGGTGACGACCCGGTTGCGGCCGGTGAGGTTGCGCGTGATGTCGATCAGTGCGACCCCGTCACTCGGCAGGCTCTGGATCACGCCGGCGACGGGCGTGAAGTTCGTTTGGACCGTGTACATGTCGGGCTTCACGAACGCCGTCGCGCGCAGCGCTTCGTTCAGGTAGCCCAGCAAGTCGGCGGCCGGCCACGTGCGATGCGCAGTGTCCAGCAGGAGCGCCGCCGCTTCGTCCGTGATCGTGGCCGCCAGAATGGTCATGTCAGCTCAGCGTCTCCCCGCCGCCCGGCAGCGTGTTCACGTAGGCCATGAACTCTTTGCGCAGGGTGCGGATGTCGGTCTCGTGGTTGAGCATGCGACCGTACTCGGTCATCGCGAAAGCGATGAGCTCGTCTTTCGTGGCCTTGCCGATGTCGAACGTGTCTGCCTCGGCCTGACTGTTCACGATGCGCGGCCGATGGTTGCCGGCGCCCTCGACGTAGCGGCGGCGCGTGGCCTCGTCATCGGTGGCCTTGCCGTCGTAGGGCATGTATTGCGGCCGGCGGCGAATCAACGGCGTGTTGGGCATCAGGCGCAGGTTGTCGCGGTTGATCAGCAGCGGAACGCGCTTGTCTTGGCGGTTCTTGCCGCGGGCTTCAGCCGCCATCTGCTCTTGACTCTCGGTGATCATGGTTGCTCCGGTTGATCATGTGGGGATAGAACACCGGCGCCGCGTGGGCGCCGGTTCAGGGTGCTCGCCGGCTCGAATCAGGAGCCCGCGGGCGAAGTGCCGGGCGTGTACGCCGGGCGCTTCATCTTGCCTTGCTGGCCGTTGGTCTGGTCCGGCATCAGCGGCTTGTGGGGGTAGCGCGCGGTCGCCTTGCCCTTGGCCTGCGACTGCTCGGCCTGGATGGTCTCGGGAGGAACCTTGACCGCGTAGTTCGCACCGTAGGGATTGCTCGTCTTCATGAAAACTCCTTCGTGAGGTGAGTGGAAGGGCTCACTTGCGCAAGCCCTATCCTACTGCGATCAGCCGCGCTTGACGATGGCCGTGCCCAGGTACTTCGGTTCGATCACCTCGAAACCGAAGACCATGAGGCCGCGGATGATGTAGCCGAAGTCGCTCGGGTTGTCGATCATCTGGCACTCGACGATCTGGGCCGCGAACGTCAGGCCAGCGCTGTGGCCGAACACGATGTGCGAGGCCGGGCCGGGCGTGGCTTGCTGGAGGACGTTGCGGCTCTGGTAGATCGTGAAGCGATCGATCTCGCCCACCTTGCCATTGCGCAGGATCGAGACCCCGTCACCGGCCAGCGAAGCGATCTTCAGGTCCGAGTTTTTGATCAGGTTGATGAACCACGGGGGCACCACCAGCCAGCGGCCTTCGTCCGACACGTTCTGCTCGTCGAGAACCTGACCCATGTTCGTGATCAGCTGCACTACCGTGTCCTTCGTCACGGAGAGCGGCGCGGCGGCCGTGCCCAGGTTGATGTCGTTCGAGTCGGCACCGGCGGTCGAGCCGCTGTTGTCGGCGCTCACGTCGGCCGGAATGGTCTCCAGCAGGTCGGCGTCCGCGGCGATGCGGAGCTGAATGCTGCCGTCGTTCGCGAACACGTCGGCCAAGTCCAGGTCGGACTGGCGGCTGTCCACGGTCGACAGCGCGACGGCGAAACTCTTGGCTTGGTCGATCGCCAGCGTGACGCTGTTGTTCGCCGGGTACTGGGGCGTTAGACCCGCGCCGATGACGTAGTCACTGACGACCACGGTCGGGATGGTGCGGATCTTCACCTGCGCGCCGAAGCCCGCGATCTCGCCCTCGTAGTCGGTCGAGGCGATCTCGCCGAACACGGTCGTCTTGTAGAACTTCTCGACGAGCTTGCCCGAGTAGATCTCGGGGTCGAAGTTGGTGTTTCCGCTCGGACCGTAGTCCGGCACGCCCGAGGCGCGCGGCACGCCCGCGAACAGCACCAGCCCCGTGCGGCCCATGTAGCCGAACAGCGCATCGTGCGCCTTCTCGGCGATGCTGTGCGCGAACGCGCCGACAGAGGCCACTGCAAGCGCGATCGCGCTGCCGATTTTCTTGAACATGATGAACTCCAGAAAGGGAAGGGAGGTTCCGGCCTACCGGCCGGTTCTCAGCTTCATCCTTGCCTCGAATTCCACGCGTTCCGTATCCTTCACTCGACCGAGCGCGGCGCGTTTGTAGAAGTCCTTGACTTCCGCGTCCGTAGGAGCCTTGAGCGACGAAGCGGGCGGTTCCGGCGGCGCGTCGCCCGAAGGCCCCGCGCCATTGCCTTTGCCCACCACCGGCGGCGTCGGCCGCGGTGCCGGGGCCTTCGACTTCAGGTAGTCCTGAAAGACCTTCGCCACCTTCACCGCATTCAGGGTGCTGATGTGTTGGTTCAGGATGGCCTGACGTTCGAGCCCCGAGGCTTCATCCTCCTGCGCGAGCCACGCGAGCCATGCGGGATCGGTGTCGATCTCGGCGTAACCGGGCACCAGTTCACCGAGCTTGTCAGTGAACACTTGCTTCCGTTCTTCGATGGTCTGCGCTTTCGTCCGCTCTTGCTGCTCGCGCAGAGGCTTCACCTCGGCCTCGATCGCTTGCTGCACGGCTGACTGCGCGCTTTTCATCGCCGCCATCGCCATCGCTTCGCACTGCTCTTCGCCGAACTGCTCGATCTGCTCGGCCGTGAAGAACTGCTTCACGTCCGGCTTGGCTTCGTTGGTCGGCGCGCTGGCTTGCAGGGTGCGCATTTGCTCCTGCATCTCGGTCATCTTCCGAGACAGCTCGTCGATCTCGCCCTTGTGCGCATTGCGCTCTGCCTTCAGCACGCCGGCCGTCACGTTGAAACGCTGCCGCCAATAGGCAGGGTCGTTTTCGCGAGGGTCGGCCACGGGGGCGGCGGGCTCAACCGGCGGTGCCGGGGGGTCGGAAGGGGTCGCAGACACGGCGCTCGGGTCGACCGGGGGCGCGTTCGGGTCCGCGGGATCGGTCTTCGGTTCGGCGTTCCGGGCGTCGATCCGGGCCTGGATGGCAGCGGAGCGGCGCACGATCGCGCGAGGAAGGGTTACGTTGGAATCTCGGGCTTGGGAAGCCTGCATTTGGGTCTCCGCGATCCAGGATCACATGCTGGGAATCGGGTTTTCGCGGATGCCTACCGGGCGGGTCCGTCTTCGTTGAACACAAACCGTCGAGGCGTTGCCGCTGACAGGTTGCGGGTGAGCTTGGCGCTCGCGTCGGTGATGTCGGCGATCAGCTTGTCCAGCCGCTGCGCGTGCCCTTGTTGCCGGTACAGTTCTTCCCCGGTCTGGGTGCGCAATGCCTTCTCCACCTCCGCGAGCTCGGCTCGCAGCAGGTCGGTAAGTTCCTTGCCGTCCGGCGACTTCGCAAAGCGCGCCAGAAAGACAAGTTGGGACTCACTCAACCGCATGCGGGGCAATGTAACGTGAGCACACGCTTACGTCAACCGACGAACGGTGCGAGGGAAGCCTTGGCGTTTTCGAGCAGGTTCGCGCCGCGGCCGTAGAAGATCGGCGTCATGTACTGCGCGATCGGCGACACGGACCAGTCGTTGTAGCTCCACTTGTACGTGCCGATGCGCAGGTACGGTGCCTGCGTCGCGACGCCGCCATCGTTGTACGAGTTGAACACCGCCGAATTGACGATCTGCACCCACGGGCCGCCGTTGATCGACTGCCAGATCTCGGTGATCGGGTTCTGTGCAGTCGTCCACCCCATGCGCTGATGCACGATGTACCTGAGCCACTGGTCCGGCGCCGGCAGGTTCTGGGTCGGGTACGGGTTGTACAGGTCGCCGGTGAACTGCGTTGTGGTGACGCCCCCAACAGGCGCCGCGCTCTGGTAAGAGTAGCGCCACCGCAGAATTTTCGCCTGCGGCCACATGACGAGCGAAACCGGCGGCTGCGTGCTGCCGTTGAGCGGTGTGTGCGTCTGGAAGACCGCGAACGAGTCATCGGTGACGGTCCCGACTAGCGGCCATTCACCGCTCTTGCCGCGAACCGCGAACGCGTACCAGTGATCGACAAGCGGGCCCGGGTCGAGCCGATACGCCGGCAGGTCGATCGCAAGTTCTTCGCTGCGCACGCCGCCCGAGATCACGAAGTCGCCTTGCCTGACGCGGTGCAACTGCACAGTCTGCCCGCTGCCGCCCGGGTCGGCCACCAACCCCAAGCGCACCTGCCCGTCCGCCGCGGTCAGCGTTGCGCCGTTGTACGGGCTCGGGAACTGCGTGCCGTTGCTGTTGCTCACGGCGAGGCTGAGCGGGAACGGGATCGCGAGCAGCGGCAAGATCGACGAGCCCGCCGAGATGAACGCGGTCTTCGTCAGCGTGTTCGATCCCTGCGCGTTCGTCGCCGTCAGCGTGACCGTGTACGTACCCGCTGCCGCGTACGTGTGCGCCGGGTTCTTGACGGTGCTCGTCGAGCCGTCGCCGAAGTTCCACAACCAGCTCGTCGGCGTGCCCGTCGACTGATCGCTGAACTGCACGGCCAGCGGCGCGGTACCCGAGGTCGGCGACGCAGTGAAGGCGGCGGTGGGCGCCGGCGCGGGCGCCGCGGCGGCGATGTAGCTCGTCTTGGTCACGTTGCTGGAACCGCCGGCATTCGTCGCCGTCAGCGTGACCGTGTACGTGCCCACGGCGTTGTAGCTGTGGCTCGGGTTCTGCGCCGTGCTGGTCGTGCCGTCGCCGAAGCTCCACAACCAGCTCGTCGGCGAGCCGCTCGACTGGTCGGTGAACTGCACGGTCAGGGGCGCGGTGCCCGAGGTCGGCGACGCAGTGAACGCGGCGACCGGCGCCGGCGGCAGCGGTGCGCTCGCCGCGATGTACGCCGTCTTGGTCAGCGTGTTCGAGCCGCCTGCGTTCTTCGCGGTCAGCGATACCGAGTACGTGCCCGCGGCGCTGTACGTGTGGCTGGGGTTCTGCGCGGTGCTCGTGGCGCCGTCGCCGAACGTCCAGGCCCAGCTCGTCGGCGTGTTGCTCGACTGGTCGGTGAACTGCGCAGCGAATGGCGTCGTGCCGCTCAACGGCGTGCCGACAAACGCGGCCACCGGCGCCGGGGGCGGGGGTGGCGGGGGCGCAGGCGGCGCCGCGCCGGTGATGTACGCGGTCTTGGTGATGCTGTTCGAGCCACCGAGATTCGTTGCGGTCAGCGTGACGTTGTACGTGCCGGCGGCGTTGTACGTGTGGCTGGGGTTCCGCACGTTGCTCGTCGAACCATCCCCGAAGCTCCACAGCCAGCTTGTCGGCGAGCCGCTCGACTGGTCCGTGAACTGCACCGCGAACGGCACCGTGCCGCTCAGAGGCGTGCCGACGAACGCGGCCGTGGGCGGGGGAGGCGCGGTCACGTGTACGTAGGCAGGTTTCACGAGGCTCCCCGTTCCGTTGGCACTGGTCGCGCTGAGCCCGACCGTGTAATCGCCCGGCGTGGCATAGGTCGCGGTCGGATTCTGCTGCGTCGAGTCAGTGACGCCGTCGCCGGTGAAGTCCCATGCCCAGCTCGTCGGCGAGCCGGAAGACGCATCCGTGAACGCCACCGACAGCGGCGCAACGCCGCTCAGCGGGAACCCGGAGAACACAACGGTGGGCGGGGGCGGCGGTGCAGGCGCCGGCGCGGGTGCTGCGGCCGAGCTCACCGTGATGTAGGACGGCTTCGTCACCGAGCCCGAGCCGTAGGAATTCAACGCGGTCAGCGTGACCGTGTACACGCCCGGCGTGTCGTAGGTGTGGCTCGGGCTCTTCACCGTCGAGTCGGTGACGCCGTCGCCGGTGAAGTCCCACGCCCACGCGGTCGGGCCGTTGCTGCTCTGGTCCGTGAACTGCACGGTCAGGGGCGCGGTGCCCGAAAGCGGGGTCGCGGCAAACGCCGCCTTGGGCGCCAGCCTCTTTCCCCCGCTGTGCCTGATCGTGTTGAACGCCGTCACGATGAGATCCCAGAGCTTCACATCACGCAGCCGCGAGCTGCCGCTGGCCGGTTGGCGGCCCCGCGGCCGGCGCCGGCGGCTTCGCCTTTGCGGCGATGACTTGCTTGACGATGTCGGCGATCAGCGCCTCTTGCCGGCCCTGCGATTCGCGCTGCGCAATCGCCTGCTCTTGTGCCTGCCCGGCTTGCGCTTGGGCCTGTGCCTGGGCTTGGGCTGCCTGCGCTTGCGCGGCCTCCTTCTGCTCCATTTCCTCTTCGGACGGCACGATGTCGTCGACTGGCAGCTCCATCGCGCTCGCGGTCTCGCGCAGCAGCGCGGCGCGCCCCTTGAGGCCGATGATCTGCATGTCGATCGGGTTGCCTGTCATCCCGAGGAACTGCGTGCGCCGCTGCTGCGCCGATTCCTTGATCAGGATCGCGGCCGCGCCGCGCGGCACGGTGATGCAATCGCCCTTGATCGAGTCGTCCGGGTTGTAGAGCATCTCATTCGTGAACGTCTGCTCGATCGTCGGCGCAATCACGTTCAGGTCGATGTTCGAGATCGCGCGGCGCAGTCCCTTCGCCGCGTTGTTCATCAGCATGCTCAGACCCGTCGCCGTGTCGGCGCTGCCGCCGGCTTGCTCGTTGCCGTAGGTGTAGCGCGGAATGCCGGTGGCGTCGTCCGCGCGCCGCTCCCACTGCTCATAGGTCGCCATCAGCGGACCGCTGCGATCGTCCGCCTGGAAGAAGCCGATTCCAGGGTTCACGCCTTGCGAGGGGTCGCTCTTCAGCTGCCACGTCTTCCACGGGAAAATGTCGATCGTGCTCTCGCCGTCCGCGAAGCGATCGGCGTGCACCCACACCATCGGGCCGCTCGCCATCGCGAGGTTGTCGGCCAGCGCGCACGCGATGCCATTGCACATTTTCTGGTGCGTGCTCGCGAGGTCGGGGATGCTGCGGCCCCAGAAGGCGCCCGGAATCTCGTCATAGCACGCCTTGAGGTAGGGGCGCTTGTCGAGCGGGTCGGGGTTCAACGCCGCGTAGAGGATGTACTTGCCGCAGATGAGCACGTTGCACTCATAGTCGCGGGTGTCTTCGAGCTCGCCCGTCTTCGCGTTGCCCTGCACGCCCCAGCTCTTGAGCTTCCAGCCGGGCACGCCGCCCCAGTAGTTCAGCGCATCGATCACGCCCGGCGGGGAAAGCCACATGTACATGGTTTCCTGCTCCAGCCGCTGCCGCTCGGCCTCGGTCCAGAGCCAGCCCTCAAGGTGGCCGCCCGAGTAGTCGCGCAGCGCCGCGTCGATCTCGTCGTCCTTGTAGTCGGGCAAGCCCTTCAAGTCGAACAGCTCATCGCGGCGGAAGCGGATGCGCTCGATGAAGTCGCCCTCTTGCGGACTGCGGCTTGCTGCGGCCGGGTACACGTCGAAGGGGCTTACGTGGCTCCACGTCTGCGCGGGGTTGTTCGATACCTGCGGGTTCCAGCCGTCCGCCCATTTCAGCGTCTTGTGGCGCGTGTAGATCGGACCCTTGAGGATGGCCGCGGGGTAGGTGCAGAAGTCCTCGACGAAGGCATCCATCGCCTGCGCGTAACCGCCCTGCGCGAGCCGGTCCGCGATCTGCTTCTCCATGCGCTTTGCGCGCGCGGCCGCGATCTTGCTGACGGTGCGCTCGGCCTCGTCGCGGAGTTTCTCGCCCAGCGAGATCACGAGGTCGCGGAACTCGCCGGGCGTCATCGTGGTCGGGCTCGGGGGCGGCGGGGCACCGGGCGGCGCGTTCGGGTCAGGTTCCGGCGGGGCGCTGGCTTGCGCCGCCTGAATCATCACTTGCTTGGCCTGTTCGAGCGCCTTGGTGACGATGGACTGCTTGAGCGCCTTCGGCAGATCGGGCAGCGGCGTCGGGTCGATGCCCCACGGCTGTTCGCCGACAGGCAGCACGATCTCGCGGATCCACGCCGACGCGGCGCGGCACTTCGTTTCGGTCAGGTCGGCCCAGACGATGTTCATCCCGCCGCCGTTGCTCATCATGACCTGGAGCTGCGCCGGGCTGTAGACACCGCGGCGCGCGCGCAGGCAATCAAGCAGCTTCAGGCTGATGCGTTCCTTGCTGAGCTTGTTCCGGCCCCACGCCGCGCGCACGTGGCTCGCGAGCGCCGACATGCTGCTTGTCTCGTCGATCGCCTGGGGCTCGGGCGCTGCCGCGGCATCGCGGTTGAGGATTGCCTGTAGCCCAAGCTGGCGCACGAGTGGGTTAGCCATGAGGCGGGAGTGTAAGCGAGCACTAGCTAAGGCACAAGAAAGCCCGCCAGGATTGCTCCGTGGCGGGCTTTCAGGGGCGGGATCGCGACTCCTGCCAAGTGGCCTGTCGGGCCGGTGCTAGGAGCCGGCGCTCGTGACTGTGAGCTACACGAACCTAAGCTCGTGGGTCGGACACTCCCCCGACCGTCTTCCGGCATGCGCCCATCATAGCCGACATGCTACCTCTTCGGCCAGCCCTCTTGCGCCGGCCAGTGCCGGGCCCGGTAGGCGTAGAACACGAACGCGTCAGAAGGCCCGCGCGCTGGCGGCGCCGGGCTTCCGGTCAGGACTGCAAGCACGTACGCGCGCTGCGAATCGCAGAGGCTTTGCCACCATTGCCGAGCCGTTGGCAGATCCATGCGCGCGCTCCTCCCCGAGCAAGTAAGCGCATGCTACTGCCAGCGCGCGGCCTTTGTCTACCTGCTCCAAACCACTGTGCGGCGCTTCACCGGCCGCGCGTAGGCTGTCGTCACCTTGCGGTCGATCAGGTCGGGCACGAAGCTGAGCGCAAGGCTGTCGGCGCGGTCCGGCGACTTGCCGCCGTTCTTCTTGATGTCCTTCTTGCTCTGGAGCTGGATCCGAAACTTGGCGTCGTAGCCGTAGTCCAGGCTCACGAGCTCGTCGGCCAGCGTGTCGTCATCCGGCACCTCGCCCTCATCGAGCCAGTCGCGCATGCGCCCCCAGCACTCGCTGCGCTGGTTGAAATACTGCTTGTCGTCCTTCGCGGGCTGGCCCCACATAACCGGGATCAGCGGGATGTTGAGGTTGGGCACGCGCTTTATCGCGCTGTCGAAGTCCGCGCCGTTGCCGATCGCGTCGTACACGATGCAGCTGATGCGCCCGGTCTCTTTGCGCGCGAACTCGGCCACGCGGTTTGCGAGGTCGACGCCGTCGAAGCCGCCTAGCGCCACCTGCCAATGCACCTTGAGCCCTTGCCGACACGTGATCACCGAGAAGTCATCGCCGAAGCGCGCGGGGTCGACGGCGATGACCTTCTGGTAAGCCTGATATGCGACCAACGGCACGCGGCGCCGGCGGGCGTTGAACACCTGCTCTGGGCTGATGAAGTTGGCGTAGCCAGCGCGCGGGAACTGCCCCTTGACGCGCACGCGCACAAAGTCGCTGTCCTCGCCATAGTCGTCGATCCATGCCGCGATCTGGCCCTTATTGCTAAAGCTGATCGTGCGGCTGTCGACGCGTGTGTAGTGGTTGCGCTTGGGCTGCGTGCAGCGCCGGAAGAACTGCCCCGATGTCCGAGTAGGGTTGCCGTAGCGGCACCAGATGATCTGCGTCTTCGCGTCGGTGAGCGCGCCCTCGGTCACCTCCCAAATCGCATCGTCGATCGAGCTCGCCTCGTCGAAGATCACGAGGATGCGCCGGCCTTGGTTGTGCAGGCCCGCGAAGCCTTCCGTGTTGTCCGCAGACCAGGGGATCGCGTCAATCCGCCATGACTTCTCGCGCACGGGATCATTCGCGATGAAGATCGACGTTGCGGTGAACTTGAACATAGTCTTGCCGATAAACAGCTGATACCACTTGCCCAGCTCGGCCCATGTCTTCGTTCGCAGCTGCGTGTCCGTGTTCGCGGTCACCACGCCGCGGGTGTCGGCGTGCGTGCTGATGGCCCACAGGATGAGCCACGCCACTTCGGCCGACTTGCCGACGCCGTGGCCGCTCGACACGTCCTCTTCGATCACGTCGCTGATGTCGGCGCCGCCGGCCCGAAGCCGCGCCCCGATGCGTTCGAGCTGCTCCCGTTGCCACGGCTCGGGGCCTGTCATGTCTTCCAGGCTCGTGCCGCGCTCGCCCCAGGGGAAAGCCCACATCACGAACCCTAGCGGGTCCGCCGAGTACGAGGCCAGCTTGTCGAACAGCTCATCGAGCGGCGTGAGCTTCGCGTAGGTGTTGCCCGCGTCGGCCATGCGCACCGGGATGCGCGCGGACTCGGGCAGCGGCCGCAGGTTCGTCCCAGGCTTCTGAACAGCCTTCTCACTCCAGCCGACTACCGGGAACGCTGCGGCCTTGGCCGCCTTGCGGGGACCGAAGGCCATCGGCTCAGCCGCGCCCCTTGGCCGGAACGATCACCACAGGAGTCGCGATCTCCTGGGCCGGCGCCGGGGTCCAGCGCTTCGCCATCTCGCCCGGGCTCGGATAGCTCGGGTCCAACACCGCGCGCTGCGCGGCCGGCGCGCAATCCGCGGCTCGCTGCGCGCGGCGTGCGCCCGTGAGCTCGGACTCGCTCGCGCACTGGCCGACACCTGTTGCGAGGTTGCGAAACTGCTTCGGATCGATGGCGCGCGCCTTGTGCGTGCTATTGCCTGCGTTGTTCATCGCTTGCCCTTTCGCCGCGGAGTGCGGCCGGTTGCTTTCTTCATCGCGGCGAGCTGGCGCTTGTCCGCGGCCTTGTCGCGTGCGTCGCCCTCTTTGGAACCCTTGGGTTCCACATCGAAGCGCGAACGCTCGAACTGCGCCTTCGTCACCATAGCTGCTCGTCCTCGGGTTGTGGCTCGGGCTCAGCGGGCGTCGAGTCGACGACCGGGCGCGGCGCGTCGCCAGTGCGCTTGCGCGCGTTGTTGAGGCGATCAGCGAGCGCAGAGGCGAGGGCTGACACGCCGTCGCCCTCTTCGCCGATGATCTTGAAGTGCTTTGCCAGGATCGTGACGGGCGCGATCTTGTCCCAGAACTGATAGCGGCCGTTGCGGTCGGTGCCGCGAACGCATGCGCTCTGCGCTGGTGTCAGCTCGTGCGGTGCCTTCTGCGTGCCGTCTGGGTGGAAGAAGCCCGCGTAATCGACCGTCGACATGCGGCCGATCTCGGTCATGACCCGCGCACTGTCGACCTTGATCGGCTTGAGCTTTTGCTCGGTCAGCTCTTGAACCCGGGCGTAAATGTCGGCGCGCTCGTACAACGAGATGCCCGCGGATGAAAGGTTCTCCGCGGTGCTGCCTGCTGCTTCGGCGGCGCGCTTGAAGCTGCGCCACTGCACGAAGTTCTGCGCAAAGGTCTCGTGCGCCTCATTAGAGAGTCGCGGCATGGCGCTCTTTCCCCAGCTCGTGCAGCTTGCCGTTGAAGTCGCGAATGCACTTGTGCATCGCGGCCGCCACGCTCACCCAATTCGTGTTGCGCACGTCGGCCTCGCGGTTCTCTTTCACCAGGGCGTCAATGACGGCCGCGGTGTACTCCTTCGCGGCGTCGAGCGCGGGCGAGATCACCTTGTCCGCGCGCCAAGACACGGTTTTCGCGGCGCCGGAATCGAAGCGAATGAGCACTCCAGCGACGTGCGGATCGTCGCTTTCGAGGCGAATCAGGTTCGTGGACATGGCGGGAAATGTAGCAGTTTGGGAGAGCGAACGCCAACTTCCCCCGATCCCGAAAACACGGTCAGAAAATTTCAGATGAGAACTGTTTGCATTTGAGTGCGTAAGCCGTTGCGCGATCCATAACTTTTTTGTCTTGAAAACACAACACGATCGCCTTGAAACGTTTCTAGCAAAAGCTATGTTTCTCACAGGGCAAACGAACCCGGCCCCGCAAAACAGGGTTCGAGGCATGTAAGTTAGGAGTAAGCATCATGTCTGCTGTCATGCAAGTTCTCATCAAGCAAGTCGCGGCCGGCGAGCTCGCCATGTCGCACCTCGTCTCACTCGTGCGCCCGGGTGAGCCGATCCAGTACGGGCCGCACTGGGCTCGCTACACCAAGGTGCAATCGGGCAAGTTCGAGGTGTTGTTCGGCGACGCCGGCAGCGACACGCCGACGAGCACCGAGACTGTGAGCACGCCTGTCGAGGCGAAGCTCATGGTGTTGGAGCACCTCATCGCCCTCGCGCGTGAGACCAAGCCCGAAGAGGAACCCAAACCGCCCCCGGAGAAGCCCGGAGGCTGAGCACATGCCCCGCCGCATACCGCACAAGCCCGCTGCCCCGCGGGCTTTTTCTTTGGGTCCGTGCGAAAAATCACTTGTCAAAGCTGTAGCGTTTGCTATAGTTCATCCAAGAGTTAAGCACGTTCAAACGCAGACAGGAGCAAACGAACCATGTTCGCAACCATCGCCATGGGCTGGCGCGCCAGTTGGTTTACCGACCTAGACGCCGCCATCAGCCACGCCTGCTTCATGCTCGGCGTCGATGCTGTGGAAGAAATCGGTGTCGGCATTGTGTGGGTGAAACTGCGCACAGGAGCCTAACCAGGAGCAAACGACATGGACGCCGCAATCATCCTCGCGACCCTGATCCTCGAAACCGCGCTCGCGCTCTACCGCCTCGCTCGCCCTTGAAAGGAAACCATCATGCAAACCATCCATCTGTCGGACGGCACGCAGTACGAAGCCCGTCTCGAGATTTGGGACGACCTCCACAGCGAACGCGCCGGCATGTACCGCCTGTTCTGGGTGGTCCCGGGCGAGTCCACCGGCACACCTGCCGTAGGTTACTGCTCGCCCGGCGGCAGCTATCGCACGATCCGCGAAGCTATCGCCGATGGCGTGCGCAGGTTCGGGGAGACTGCCGTCCGCGTTCGTTGATTCCGCCCCTGAGCGCTGCGTGTCAGCGCTCACGGGTGCAATCCCGCACCGATCGCCATTAACCCTACCCTGAAAGGCAGCACACCATGGCACACGAACTCACCATCCGCGCCAACCAAACCGCCGAAATGGCCTACGTGGGCGAGAAGCCCTGGCACGGTCTCGGCCAGCAACTGAGCGCGGGCTCGCCCATCGAGGCGTGGCAAGTCGCCGCCGGCATGGACTGGAAGATCCAGCGCAGCAAGGTGCGCTATTTCGCTGACCGCGAAGGCGCAACGCAGCTCGAAATGCCCGATCAGCACGTCCTCTTCCGCAGCGACACGAAAGAGGCTCTCGGTCTCGTCAGCGCCAAGTACAAGACCGTTCAGCCCGCGCAGGTGCTCGAATTCTTCCGTGACCTGACCGAGGGCGCCGGGTTCGAGCTCTCGACGGCCGGGACGCTGTTCGGTGGAAAGAAGTTCTGGGCCCTCGCCAAGATCGGCGAAGGCGCCGAGATCGTGAGAGGCGACCGCGTGGGCGGTTACCTGCTGCTCGCGACGAGCTGCGACGGCTCCAGCGCCACAACGGGCAAGTACGTGATGGAACGCGTGGTGTGCAACAACACCTTGACGATGGCGATGAACGAGAAGGGCAAGGCTGTCAAGGTCTCGCACCGCAACGTGTTCAACCCGGCCGCGCTCAAGCAGTCCCTTGGCATCGCGCAAGAGTCCTTCGCCTCGATGGTCGACGCAGCGCGCACGCTGACCCAGATCCGCATGAACCGCGCCGGCGCTGAGCAGTTCGTGCGCCAACTGCTGCGCCCCGCTGAAGCCGTGGCGCCTGCCTCGTTCGACGCGTTCATGGGCAAGGTGTTGGAAGCCAAGGACGAGCGCGCCCCGCGGGGTGAAGCCGAGATCCTGCGCCTGTTCTCGGGTGCCGCGAAGGGCGACAGCCTGCCCGGGGTCCACGGTACGGCCTGGGGCCTGCTCAACGCGGTCACCGAGTACGTCGACCATCACGCCACCGCGAAGACCGATTCGCACCGTCTGAACTCCGCATGGTTCAACGGTGGCGACGATCTCAAGACCGCGGCTTTCGAGAAACTGCTCGCCATCGTCTGACCAACTGCAACCCGCCCCGGGCTTCGGCTCGGGGCTACCAAGGAACCGACATGAACGAAGCAAAGCACACACCGGGGCCGTGGGAGCAAATGGACGATGGCGGGCCTTCTCGGTTCGTCTTCACCGGAGGCCATGCCCCCGAACATCCGAGCCACTGCATCCAGGCTGCGAGCGTAGCCGACGCCCGCCTGATCGCCGCCGCGCCTGAGCTGCTGGAATTCGTGCGAGAGCTTGCGTCTGGGCGCAACGCCACCACTCGCGATCTGCCGCCTTCGATTCGGCGCGATGCTGCTGCGCTGCTCGCCAAGGCCACCGGGACCGAGTGACACCAACTACCCAAGGGAGAACCAAACATGGAAGCCGTCATCCGCCGTTACTTCATCACCCGCCGCGCGATACCGAGCATGAGCCCCGCTGATGCGTGGTACCTCGCCATGAGGCGCGCCGCGTGAGCCCCGTATGCCTGGGCGTGATGTGTCCGCGTCATCACCGTTGCGAGCGCTACCTTGCCGTCGACTTCGCACCCGCAACGGTGCTACGCATTTACTTCTGCCGTGACCACGAGTCGCTGTTCGTGGACACGCTCCAGGGCCCCCAACGGCCCGCAACCCTCGAAAGGAGATCGACATGAACCGAACCGAGATCACTGTGGGTCTGCACGAAGCCGCCGCGCTAACGCGCCGGGAAGCGCTCGCCCCGCACCGCAAGCCCCTCGCCCCCTTGCCGGGCGCCGTGCTGCCCTCTGTGGGCCTTCTGCGTGGCCACAGGTACACCCCGAGCTGGGCCGACATCCCGCGCACCACGTGGACCGATCGACTGGGCGGCCACTACGGCCCGGTCGACACGCACGCCGCGCTGCGGGGCAAGCGATGAGCTGGGCCGATCGCATCGCCGGGATCGCGCTTGCAGTCACCATTGGTCTGCTCGGGGCTTGGCTTTTGGTCGACCAGCTTTCGCGCTGACTGGCCGGAAGGGTCCAACGCTGCGAAGCGCAAAAAATCGCATGTAATTTTTTACTGTCCCGCCTGTCCCGCCATTTAGCCCTTTTTCCACCTTTCACGCGTGAAATCAAAACATCATTTCTATAGAGAAAATATGGAAAATGGGTCATTTGGCGGGACACGCGGGACACTTCGTCAGGGTTAACCCTCACTCCAAAGGCAAAAGCCTGAGTCCGCGAATTTTTGCAGCACTCCGTCGCCGCCCGTTTTCGCCCGTCACCTTGCCAAATTCGACACGCGAGCCCGCCACCGCGCGCAAAACTTCGGCCTGAAACCTGTTCTTGGCGAGCGCCATGGTGCCGCCTTCTTTGCACCATCCGACGTAAGCCGGATACAACCCCTCCCCCATCCCCACTGCCAACGGTTCCGCGAACTCGCCCCCGACCTCGCAGCACTCGGCCACGAACTGCCCGATGCGGTCTTGTTCCGTCTGGTAGTCCTTCGACGCCGCGAGCACGCTATCAGGGGGCTGCAAGCCGTCTTGGGCCCACGCAATCGCGCCCCGCACTACCCACGCCAAGACGCCTGCCCGCTCAGCTCCCAAACGCTCCAGCAGGCCCACGTCCTTGACGAAGTGCGCGCGACCCGCGTTCACCTCTTCGCGTCCTCCAAACCGCGCCAAGTAAGGCACGAGCACCACGCGCCGCCAGATCCCCACATCCTGACCCTTGATCAGCGGTTTGTGATTGGTCAGCAGCTGGAGCTTGTGGGTCGGCACGAACTCAAAGAAGTCGGCATGCATGAACCGGGCTTTGATCCGATCGCCCCCCGTGGCCTGCTTCACGAAGTCTTCGCGCAACACCCCGCCATCTCCGCTCTCGTGCGCCGTGATCATGCGACGCCCGAACAGGTCAGCGATCTCCGTGGGGTGTCGATCCCGGCCCCCGTTCACGAGCAACCCCGGCGCGGCCGTGCCGGCGTAATCGCCCAGTACGTCGGCCACCATGTCCAACACGGTCGACTTCCCGTTTGACCCGTTGCCGTAGTGCACGACGAACTGCTGCTCACGCGTCAGCCCGGTGGCGCAGTAGCCGAACCAGCGTTGCAGGAACTGCGCGACCGGCTGCGTGCCGCGCCCCACCTCCAGAGTGATCTGCGCGAGCACTTCACCCCACAGCGGCGCCGCCGCCTCCAAGTCGAAGTTAAGGCTCACTAACTTCGTGATGTAGTCACTGGCGCGATGCGGCCGCAGCTCGCCCGTGCGCAGGTCGACGGTACCGTTCAGGCAGTTCAACAGCCAAGGGTTGCGATCCAGTGCGGCGCCGTCGATGGTCAGCATCTTGCGCGCGAGCCCCACCGCGGCCTCGATGGAGCCTTTCATCTCGCATTTGACGGCCCACTTGTCGAGCGCGTCCGCCAAGGCTTTGTTTTTGTTCGCGGTAGACAAGTCGGCCGTTGCCTTGGCGCGCCACGCCGCAGCTTCGGCGTGCACGATCCGGGACAACTGGCACGCGTACCTGTAAACGTCGCCCTCGTCCGGCACCCAGCGACGCGAGTCCCACGAGTACCAGCGCCCGGCCGCGACGAACAGCCGCTTGCCGAAGCTCTCGACCAGCCTGTTCGCGTTCGCTTGGTCCGTGCACAGGTGCTTGGCCTCGGGAATGCCCTTGATGTCGACGACGGCCGCCGCGGGATCCGCGTTGACGCCCCCTGCGCCTCCCGCCCCGCTCCCTCCCACGCCCGCTGTCCCTGCCCCGTCCACCGGACCGAAAGCCTCTGCATCCAGGTCTTCAAAGATGCCCAGGCGCGCGAGCCACGTGCCGCGCCCGCGGCCCACGCAATGCGCGTGCAGGCACTTGAAGTTGCCCTTTGCGTAGCCGCCCGTATTCGGCGGCCAATATCTCGTCGATGTCTCGCCGCTCGCGCCGGTGTGCTGCTCGGCGAAAGGGCACGTGATGTTGAGCTCGCCGGCGCGGCCCTCGCTCAGCACAAGCCCACGATCGACCAGGGCCTGCGCAATCGGGTCATCCTCGCGCAGCTCGCGCAGCCGCGCCTGCCGCCCGCCCATCCTCCCTACCGCTCGCACCGCGTCGGCATCCAGCACCAGAGGCACCGCGTCGGCCACCAGTCCCTGCACGAAGCCGCTGCGCCGCGGCACGGGGTCGGCCACGCCGGCCTCGAACACAGGCGCCGCGGTGTAGTGCACCTGCACCGCGTTGAGCACCGCGCGGTCCAGCGCGACGCCTTCGTTTACGGCCCACGTCTTGACCTGCTCGCTTGTGTAGGCGGTCTCCAGCCAGAACCACACGTGAGCCTTGAGCTTGCCCGCGTGCTCGGCGCGCCCCGCGCTGTTCGACAGTTGCCAGTGGTAAGACACGCCACTGAACGCCGCCGGCAGCGCCGCGCCTATGTACTCGTCGACCGCGCCCTCGGGCGAGGCCAGCGGATCGAACGCCAAGGGCTCGAAATTGTCGACCTCGACGAGCAGCGCGTGCAGCGGCTGGTCGTTGAAGTAGTCGAGAGCGCGGCGCACGCGGCCGGGCTTGAACTGATCGCCATCGCGCTGTGACGCGAGCGTATCGCCGACGTAGGCGCCACGGATCAGGCAGGCATGAGGGCTGACCTCCAGCCGCGCCAGAAGCGCCGACAACGCTTCGATGTCGCCGACTTGCGCGGTCTCCAGCGTGAAGAACTTTGCATCATCGTAAGGCTTGACCGTTCCATCTGAGCGCCACGTCTTCGCGAGACTTGCAGTCGAGTGGCGCAGGATCGAGATCGTGTCCGGCATGCGGGGCCTTCTCCGAAAGAAGTGAGAAAGCCCGAGTGAGAGGACGGGCCGCCAAGCCACCCGCCGATGGCGGGCTGTCCTCTCACTCGGGCTTTCGGAAATGCATGGGGTGCTTGGCGGCGCGGGCGCTCAGTGTGTCACAGCCTGTGTCCGCTTGGCTAGATGGGTGCGCCCTTCTTCTGCTCCATGGGTGGCTCGGATGTGATGCCGTGGGCGCGCTCTGCAGCGCGAACAATTGCCTCGATCAAGTCGCCGAATGGCATCGCCAAATCAGAAACATCGGCTAATGCTTCTTTGATCTGCTTTTTGGTCAGCGGCACCCGCTGTGCTGCCTCTGCTGGAGAGGCGAGGGCATCGGCCGCCTGCTGCATCAGCGGGATCAGGTCCGCCAATGGCATATTATTGGATCGCCGCACATCGGCGATGGCTTGCCGCACAACGTCAATCGTGTACGCCTCCCCTGCTGTGGCAGAGGGCTGTGCGAGGGTGGCGGCATAGTCGTCAAGCAAGTCGGCCGCAAGGTAGCGTCCGGAAGCGCGCAGGCTCGACGCCACCCGCATGACTTCGCCGAGATATTCGGCAGAGGGCTGTGCTGGTGCGGCCTCTGCCTGCTGGGCGGCCTGCGGGGGTGGGGCGGCGAACAACGGCACATCGCGCACATCCTCTGCGGCTTGGGCCTTGGCGCGTCGCGTCTCGGGATGCTCGGCGCCAGTGATCTTCTCCAGCTTCGCTTGCGCTTCCGGGCTCAACGTCTTCCACGTCGAGCGGTCAACCGAAAGGACGCGCTCCCCCTGCACGGCAGCCGGCGCCTGTGGGGGTGCGGCGTAGAGTAGATAGTCGCCCTCTGCCAGTTCGTCGATTGCGTCGCACCAGTCTTCAAGCTGGGCGTGCCGTTCGCCTTCCTTAAACCAAGTCCGCATGTGCGCCACCGGCTGCGCCTCCTGCCCCGCTGGCGCCTCTTGTGCTCCTGCGGGTGCGAATGACAAGCATACCCAGCCTTCTTTGAGACCATAGCCGGTCAGTACGTGCGATACCGTCTTGATGACGCGTGCGCCGGTGTATTCCAGACGCGCACCGGCCCGCATTTGCTCGCCGCTAAACTCAGTTTCCTGAAGGTCTAGTGTGTCGCCAACTTGGAAGTCACGGTCATTGAGCCTGATCTCGAATGTCTTTCGACCATCGGCCACAGCGCGGAACACATCAGGGTCAGTCTTGAGGACGTGGAGGCGGCTCATTTTCTTTCCTCGGGTGGGGTGGAGACATCCGGGATGGCGGCACTGAGCATCTTGACCCTGGTAATGTTCAGGTCGAACAGGTAGCAGCCGCTCATGTGGTCGCCGCGATCAAACCGCATGCTGTGCGGACAGTCGCAAGGCGCTTCATCCAGGATCGTGTCCACGGCTTCCAGCAATGCGCACTGCGGCACTGCCTGCGCTGCTGGTGGTGCATCGCGGAGGCGGATGATGGCAGCAGCGAGCTGAACGTCATACGAGCCTACGAGATAGTCACGGCCATCTTTAGCCGACTCCTTTACAGCTGCGATCAATGGCGAAATACAGGCCATTGCCTCCTCCGCCAGCGCTACGCGGTCTGCTGGTGCTGGGGGCTGGGTGGCGCGACGGTTCCATGCAGCAATAGCCGATTCACGATCGCGCCCGACGCGCTCAATCATGCGGCTCGGCTGGCCCGAAACTGGCGAACAATGGTGGCGCACGGATCGGTCTGGGGGCTGGGTGGCGCGCGCTTGCCATGCGGCCCAAGCCGGAATTTCGTCGAGGCTGCCGTGATCGTCTTCAACCGACGCCCACCACTTCTCGAACGCCTCTCGCTCTACCGCCTTCTCCTTGTCTTGGGTCATTGGTCACTCCTGCTCTTTGGCAAGGCGATGAAGGTAGAACGACTTAGAGACGCCATCAACGGCGTGCTTCTTGTCGTCTTTCAGCAGCGCCGTGATTAGCGCATCGGCATTGCCGTTGCAGCGCGCCCCGTAGGCAGCGAGGCGGAACTGCGGACCTGCGATCTCGAGGTTCGATTGCTCAGTGAGGCCCACGCTTCCGGTTTCGTACTCGACGACGGCGACGAACTGCATGCCGTGGTCGCGGCACAGGTGTGCAAGCTCCAGCAGCTTTGGCGCGATCACTTCATCGTAGGCTTGCTCCTCATCGCTCAGAACAGGCGCAGCGCTCATGGATAGAGGGTCAGTTGCCATTGCGGGGTTCCCTTCAGTCCAGTCTTTCCGTGCACGCCTTCGCGTACTCGCAGGTTTTGCACGCGGGCGACAAGTCGCGGCGCCCAAGCACCGGCGCGCCTCCGACGTTCATGCGAATCGCGGCTTTCTCCATCGCAATCGCGGCCGAGCTCGACGGCGTGCGTCTGCCTGTCACGTAGTGCCGGATCGTGCCCACGGAAGTGCCCGCCAACCGCGCAAAACGCTCTTGCTGTTCGCCAGTAAGCGCGTGCATGAATCGCTTCAATTTCGTGTTCATGGACGTTGACTGTAGCATTCGCTCTATGCATACTGCAAGCGCGCCGGGTGCAGTTCCCTCCCTCCTTTCCTTCCCCCGGCGCCGCAGGTAAGCAGTTGCCAGCGAAAGCCCGGGGCTTCGGTCTCGGGCTTCTTTTTCGAGCGTTTTTGCAGGCTGCGGGGCTAGACGCGGACTACGTGAGCGAGGCACAGATCCGAAGGCTAGTCACCATGCGGGGAGCTTCCTGTCCCGCAGTCCCCAAAAACGCTTGACAGCATTTGCTACGGCAGTTAGTCTGCCGACCCACAACACGCCGAAAGCCGAGAACCGTATGCCGATGACCGAGGAACAACTGTCCGCGTTGCTGGAGTACATCGATGCCCGCATCGACGAGAAGATCCGCGAGGCCTCCGGCCGCGACAGCCTGAGCGAAGGCATCCATGCTGACATCCTCCGGGGCGACTTGAAGGCTGCGCTCGGGATTGCGCAATGATCACCTCCCTGCGCCTCTGGGCCGCGCGCTTCAAGCTGCGCCTTCTCGACCGCGAGATCGCGGACTCCACCGAAGATTACGCCGACGCGATGCTCGCGCACCGCGATGATGACGCGCGTTCGCTGCGCTGGTTTCTCGGCGATCTGCGCATGGAACGCGCCGCGCTCGTCAGCTCCATCGAATTCCTCACCGCCAAACAGAAAGGCAACACATGACCGTCGAGATCAAGCTCACTTTCGCCAGCATGGACGAAGCGATCGCGTACCTGACGAAGAGCGCAGCTCCCGCCACCGCGCCGGCGCCCGCCGCGGAGGCTCCCAAGACCCCAAAGTCTGCGAAGACGGCGCCCCCTGCGGCTTCGTCGCCTTCTGCCGCCCCGGCGCCGGCCCCCGCTCCCGCTGCGCCCGAGATCCCGCCCTCCGAATCCACTGAGCTGCCCTACGCACCGATCGGTCAGCGCATCGCCGAGATGGTGGCCGTGAGCAACCCGAACAACGCCGCGAACCGCGTCGCGATCAAGGCGTTCTTTGCCACGCTCGCCGAGAAGTACGGCACGCCCGTGAAGACCGGCCAGGACGTGAAGCCCGAGGATCGTCCGGCGCTCGTCAAGGTGCTCGACGACGCGGCGGCCGCTGCCACTGAATCGATGTCGTGAACCTGACGCCGCTCGCGGCCGCGCTGACGACGGCCGGGCTTCTCAGCCCGGCCGATCACCACCGGCGCATATGCTGTGGCCTCTTCGCGTTCCATCTGAGCCTGCGCTCGTATCTGCACCCTCTGGAGGGAATCCCGAGATGAGCAAACCACGTCGCCCCAAGTCGCGGTTCCCGCATGTCTTCAGCGTGTACCGCGCCAAGGACGGTTGGCGCTGGCGCCTCTTCGCGCGCAATGGCCGCGTGATCGCGGACAGCGGCGAGGCGTACAAGCGCAAGGCCGCCGCGATCAAGGGCTGCGAAGCCATCCAAGACATCCACGGTTCGGCGATCTTCGTCGAAGGGGAAGAACTCGAATGACCGAACACCAAGACGCGCATGCGCGGCTGAGCCCCAGCGCCAGCAAAGGCTGGCTCAAGTGCGCCGGCCGCATCGCGCTCGAATCCGCGTTCCCGAACACCGCGAACGAGGCCAGCGACGACGGCACCGCAATGCACGCGGTCGCGAAAATGTGCCTCACCGAGCACTGGCGTGCCACGAAGGCCATCGGCACGCTGGTGCCGGTGCACGCCCCGGGCGAACTGACCCGCACGGTTAAGTTCACGGAAGTGATGGCCGAGCTCACGCAGGGCTATGTCGACACCGTGCGCGCGCTGGGCATCGGCAACCTGATGCTGATCGAGCACCGCGTCGATTTCAGCGAGTACATCGGCGTTCCGGGGCAGTTCGGCACCGCGGACTGCATCATCCTGATCCCACTCGATACCGGCGGCTATGAGCTGTTCGTGATCGACCTCAAGACCGGATGGGTGCGCGTCAGCCCCGAGAACAACAGTCAGGGCATGCTCTACGCTCTCGGCGCTTACGCCGAGCTGGAGATGGCCTACGACATCCGCCAAGTCCGCATCGGCATCTATCAGCCGAAGCATGAGGGCTTGAGCGAGTGGACGATCAGCGTCGAGGGCCTGCTCGTGTTCGCGGACTTCGCGAAGGCGCGCGCGGCGAAGGTCGAAGAGGCCGAGCGCACGCGCAATAGTCAGGCATTCGCAACGGAAGATGAATGGGCGCAGGTCTACCTGCACCCGGACCCGAACGAAGAGGATTGCCGCTTCTGCCGCGCGATGGCGACGTGCCCAGCGATGAAGCGAAAAGTGGAGAGCTTTGCGGGCAGCTTCACCGTCATCAACGAAGAGGCTACCGTGCGCGTCCCTGCCGCGGCGGATGAACTCGCGGAAGCGATGGCCGCCACCGGCATGATCGAGGACTGGATCAAGGCAGTGCGCGCCGAAGTCGAGCGGCGCCTGCTCGCCGGCCAATCGGTACAAGGGTGGGGCTTGGAGCTCGGCCGCGAGGGCCCGCGCAAGTGGAGCGATGAGCAGGCCGTCACCGACCTGATGCGCAAGACATTCCGCCTCAAGATCGAGGACACGTTCGACTTGAGCCTGAAGAGCCCGACCAGCGTCGAGAAGATGACGAAGGACACGCCCGAGGGCAAGGCCGCGCTCGGCGGCAAGCAGTGGACGAAGTTGCAGCCGCTGATCAGCCGCTCGCCGGCTAAGCCCAGCGTGAAGCCCGCGGCCCAGATCAAGAAACCGTACACCCCGCCCGAGCTGTCAACAGCCGGGTTCGCAGTTGAGCCTAATGAGCAGGAGAACCTCGCGTAATGGAAACCTTCACCCAACCCAAGATCACGGGCTACCGCCAACTGAGCGAAGCCGAGGCAGCGCTGATAAACGAGATCAAGGCCAAGGGCGCCGAGATCGAAGCACTGTTGGCGAAGGTCGACGACCACCTGACGGATCAATATCTGGCCGCCAAGGACACGAGCAAAGACGACAGCCCATTCGATCTGCCCGAGGAGATCAAGCGGATCGATCGAGCCCAGCCCCGGCGCTGGGCCGCGATCGGGCGCACGCACTTCCAAGAGGGGCTGATGGCGCTTACGCGCGCCGTCGCTCAACCGTCCAGTTTCTAGGTCCGCCAATGACCCCCACTGAAGTGTGCGAGATGCGCAAGGCGATCACGAACGCGGCGTTCCGTGGCGAACGTCTCACCGAGGACGGCAAGCTCTCGCTATCCCCGCCGCTCGTGCGCAACGTTCTCGTCGCCGCAGAGCAGCAAGGACTGTCAGGCGAAGACACGATGACGTGGCTTGCCTATGAAGCCCTTAAGGGCTATGAGCGCTGTATGGATCAGCTCATCGAGACCGCGATGCTCTCCCCGCTCCCGCCCATTCAATCCCTCGTTCCCCCACCCCGCAAGCCGTAAGCCGTTTGCACAACCCCGAAAGGAAAACCCGCCATGGGTCTCGTTGTCCTCTTGAAAGACGTTCGCCTCTCTTACCCCAAGCTCGACGCCCCGGAATACTTCCAGGGCCAGAAGCAGCGCGAGAACGACAAGCGGCGCTGGTCCGCATCGTTCCACATCGGCCCGCAGAGCCTCGCGCAGTTCGTGATCGATAAGAAGGTTGTCGGCTCGCCGATGCCCGCGAAGAAGTTCATCGATGACGCACTGGTCAAGGTCGCCGCGGAGAAGTGGAACGACAAGGCCAAGATGCACCTCGCCAACATCCTGCCCGACCCCAAGGGGTGCTGCTGGCAAGACGGCGTTCGCAAGGACGTGGAAGGCGTGTGGATCTTGGCCTCGCACCGCACCGAGGATCAGCAACGCCCGATCGTGATCGACACGGACCTGTCGCCGGTCTACGATCGCGCCACCGGCGCGCTGCTGTCGGGCAAGGCCGGCCGCATTTACTCGGGCATGTACGTGAACGCGCAAGTCGAGCTCTGGGCGCAGGACAACAAGGCCGGCAAAGGCCTGCGCGCGACGCTCATGGTGATCCAGCGCCTGAAGGACGGCGATGCGTTCAGCGGCGCCACCGCGCCGGTGACCGAGGCGTTCGGCGAAGTGGCGGACGGCAGCGATGCCGATGACTTGAGCTGACCGAAAGAGCGGCCCAAGACGTAGCGCAGCCCTGCGGGTAGCTTGGTGGCCTGACCAGCCAGCGCAAAACGGTCTGTTTTGGTGAGCGCCAGAGGCCGGCTCGCGCGAGCAGTCGGTGCCCTCCTTCACGGGGTTTCTTTCCCTCTGGCGCTCACCAAAATGCAGGAGGGTCACACAATGAAGGTCTTCGCGATCCGTCACAAGCCTACCGGGGAGTGGATGCCACACAGGCTGAATCGCACCCCCGGCGGATGGTCCCACTGGATCCCGGGCGACGAACTAGACAAGCCGCATGACGCGAACCCGCGACTGTTCTTCACGCTGCAATCAGCGCGCAATGCGCTAACGATGTGGTTGCAGGGCAAGTGGAAACGTGACCAAGGCACGAGCTACAGCTTCGACGGCCCCGAGGGCTACGACGAAATGACAGTCAACGCGCCGCCAGTGCCGCGCACACGCGGCGACATGGAGATCGTGGAGCTGGAGCTGCGTGGTGCGTGACAACTTCTCCGATCTGGAGACCTTCTCTCCGGTCCCGATCACCCACGGCACGCACCGATACGCCGAAGAGGCCGAGGTGATGATCTGGGCCTACGCGATCGACGACGGCGCGACCGACGTGTGGGACATCACGAGCGGCAAGCGCATGCCCACGGCGCTCGACGAATCGATCGATGACCCCGAGTGCTTGATCTGGTTCCACAACGGCGGCGCCTTCGACCTTGTGGTGTTGGAGCACGCGATGCCCGACGTGGCCGCGCGCATCCCGATGCATCGACGCCGCGACACGATGGTGCAAGCCTACTGCCACGGCTTGCCCGGCGCGCTGGGCACACTCGGCGAAGTGCTGCGCCTCGACCAAGGCAAGCGCAAATCAGCCGGCGGCCGCAACCTGATCCACCTATTTTGCAAGCCGCAGAATGATGCGTTCTTCAAGAAATACGGCACGCGGCGCGCGACCGTGAAGACGCACCCCGCGGAGTGGGCCGAGTTTGTCGCTTACGCCGGCCAGGACATCGAGGCAATGCGCGAGGTGCACCGCCGCGTGCCGATGTGGAACTACAAGGGCGCCGAGCTCGCACTGTGGCACCTCGATCTCAAGATCAATGCCCGCGGCGCCTTCGTCGATCAGGATCTCGCCCGCGCCGCGGTGCGCGCGGCCAAGTCATCGCTCGACAAGCTCGCGGACCGAACGACCGAGATCACCGAGGGCGCAGTCGCGAGCACCACGCAGCGCGACGCGCTGCTGGCCTACGTGCTCGACGCACACGGCGTGACGCTGCCCGACATGAAGGCCGACACGCTTGAGCGGCGCATGAACGACCCGGATCTGCCCCAGAGCGTGCGCGACCTGCTCGCGATCCGGCTCCAGGCGTCCATGAACAGCGCATCGAAGTACACGGCGTTGCTCAACGGCGTGAGTCGCGACGGCCGGCTGCGCGGTCTCCAGCAATTTTGCGGCGCGAGCCGCACCGGCCGTTGGGCCCACCGCATGTTCCAGCCGGGCAACCTCATGCGCCCACCGATCGATGTCATCGCGCAGTGGCACGGCATCGCGAAGGTCGCGGTAAAGGATCACCATATCCACGAGTACATCACCGTGGGCATCGAGGCGATGCTCGCGGGCGCGGAAGACTTGACGCACGGCAACGTGCGCGCACTCGCCGGCGCAGCTGTGCGCGGCGCCATCATCGCGCCGCCGGGCAAGAAACTGCCGATCGCCGACTTGGCGAACATCGAGGGCCGGGTCGCGGCTTGGCTCGCCGGCGAGGACTGGAAGCTGCAAGCGTTCCGTGACTTCGACGCAGGCGAAGGCCCCGACCTCTACAAGCTCTCCTACGGGAAGTCGTTCAACGTCAGCCCTGATGACGTGAACAAGGAACAGCGCCAGATCGGCAAGGTCGAGGAACTGATGTTCCAGTACCAAGGCGGCGTTGGCGCGTGGATCACCGGGGCCGCGACCTACGGTATCGATCTCGCGGCCATGACCGAAGCCGTGTGGGATGTGCTACCGGAGACCGAGAAAGAAGAGGCCGCCGACTTTCTGCAATGGCTGTACGACGTGATCCCCCCGGGGGCGAAAGACCCAGAGGCCGCGAAGCTCAAGGCGCGCTACGGGCTCTCCGAAAAGACCTTCATCGCCTGCGACGCGATCAAACGCTTGTGGCGCAAAGCGCACCCCGCTATTTCGTCCTACTGGAAGGAACTGGAGAACACCGTGCGCGCCGCGATTGCGTCACCCGGCATCACGATGCAGGCGCGCAAGCTCAAGGTGCGACGCGATGGCTCATGGCTTCGTATCGGGCTACCGAGCGGCCGCGCTCTGTGCTACTTTTCACCGACGATCGACAAGAGCGACAAGATCAGCTTCATCGGACTCAACCCCTACACGAAGCAATGGGGCCCGACGAAGACCTACGGAGGCAAGCTGTTCGAGAACGTCACGCAAGCCGTGGCTCGCGATCAGCTGGCAGGGTGCATGCCGCTCGCGGAGGCGGCCGGGTACGAAACGATCTTTGGCGTGCATGACGAACTCGTCACGGAAACGCCTGACACCGACGAGTATTCGCACGAAGCACTTGCTACACTCCTTTGCAGTGATCTAGGATGGAATCAGGGCTTGCCGCTTGCCGCGGCAGGGTTCACGACAAAGCGCTACGAGAAGGGGTGAGGGCATGCGAGTACCCGACGCATTCGACATGGACGACGCGGCCGAGCTCGGCGATCAGGACGACATCGTGTGCAAGCGCTGCGGTGCCGCGGGGCTGTACTGGCAGAGCGTCACACAAGCCGACGGCCGCGGCGAGCGATACGCGCTCTTCGACGGGCGCAGCAAGCGTCCGCACAGGTGTGAGACCGGCCCGATCAGCATCGATGCGTTCGGAGCGGTCGAGTGAACCTCACGCCGCGCCAGTTGGACTACCTGACCCGGCTTGCCCGCGGCCACCACGTCAAAGAGATCGCGCACGATCTCGGCATCCTCGCGCACGGTGTCACCGATCAGCTCGCCATCGCCAAGCAGCGCTTGGGCGCGCGCTCGCTGGTGCATGCTGTCGTGATCGCGTTGCAGTCAGGACTGATCAAGGAGCCTCGTCACGATGGCGACGAAGTACCACACGATGTTTCAGAGACTCGTCGCGAACAGCGAGAAGCCCGAAGACCAGAACGAGAACGGGTGCTGGGTGTGGACCGGCCGCACGTGCGGCAAGCGCTGGCCTTACGGCCGCGTGAACAAGCGCGTTGATGGCAAGCTCGTGACCGTCGCCGCGCATCGCGAGATGGAGAACGAGTGTCGGCGCATGCTGGAAAAGATGCTGCTCAGCGAAGGCGAGACCCTCGACCATCTGTGCACCGAGACTCTGTGCATCAACCCCGATCACTGGCAAGTCGTCACGCTGGCCGAAAACTCGAAACTGAGTCAGCAGAGGAACCCGAGATGGCCGCAGAAGGCAAGATCCGAAAAGCCCTGAAGGAACGCGTCGAAGCCTATGGGGGCGAGATCCGGGCCGTGAGCTGGCTGGGCCGGCGGCACGCGCCGGACGTGCTGTGCTTGTTCCCGTCAGTGGCTTACTACCACTGGGTTTTCGCCAGCCCCACGAACAATCCTTCTCCGCACCCCTTCGCCGAAACCAAGGCACCGGATGGCAAGCCTACGGCCGCGCAGGCACGCGAACACGAGCGCATGCGCGATGCTGGGTGCACGGTCCTCGTGATCTCGACGATCGCGCAGCTCGACGATTGGTTGCCGCCACTGTGATGCGTGACTTCACCCCCCGCCCGTGGCAACCGCCGATGGTTGACTTCGGGCTTGCGCATGATCGATGCGCATTGCTCGCGCGCATGGGGATGGGCAAAACCCCCGCGGTCTTGTCCATCATCGAGGCCCGCATGTTCGCGGGCACGGTGCGCAAGACGATCGTGCTCGCGCCGCTGCGCGTGGCTCGCTCCACGTGGCCCGAGGAAACGCACAAGTGGACCCAGTTCGCGGGCCTGCGCGTCAAGTTCATCGAGTGGACTGCGGCCGAGCGCGAGTTTCTGCGCGTGCTGCGCAAGGCCGATGCCGCCGACCTGCGTGATCCCAAGAGCGAAGAGACCAAGGCGCTCTGGGCACGCGTTGAAGAGTTTCGCCCGGCCGCGCGGCGCTCACGGCTCGCTGTGATCGCGCAGCTCGACGTGTTGTGCGTCAACTACGACATCGTCCCCCAGCTCGTCGAGATTCTCGGCGAAGCGTGGCCTTTCCAGCTGGTCGTGGCCGACGAGGCCACACGCGTGAAGTCCTTTCGGTTGCGCCAAGGTGGCAAGCGCGCGCAGGCGCTCGCCAGAATCGCGCACGATCACACGCGCTTCTGGATCAATCTCACGGGCACGTTTGCGCCGAACGGGCTCTCGGACCTGTGGGGGCCGATGTGGTTCATCGACCGCGGCGCGCGGCTCGGCCGCAGCTACGACGACTTTGAAAGTCGCTGGTTCGGCTTCCAGCGCGCCAAGGACGCCTTGACTGCACACAAGACTCGCATCAAGCGCATCCTGTTCCCTCACTCCTTCGACGAGATCATCGGCCGCATCAAGGACGTAGCGCTCGCGTTCAACCCGAAGGACTGGTTCAACATCAAGGCGCCGATCGTGCAGCCGGTGTACGTCGACCTCCCGCCGGATGCGCGCAAGCGATACCGCGAAATGGAACGCGATCTGTTCACGCGGCTGGAGGGCCACGACATCGAAGCCTTCGCCGCGTCGGCCAAGCTGATCAAGTGCCTGCAACTGGCGAACGGCGCGGTCTACACGGGCACCGACGCCGAGATCGAGAGCGACATTTCGCACTGGGTCGAAGCGCACGACGAGAAACTGCAAGCCCTCGAATCGATCATCGAAGAGGCGCAGGGCGAGCCGATACTGGTGGCCTATCACTTCAAGCCCGACCTCGCGCGCCTGCTGAAGCGCTTTCCGCAGGGCCGGCACATCGACACGAAGCTGGACGAGGACGACTTCAAGGCGGGCCGCGTGCCGGTCGCCTTTGTCCACCCCCAGAGCATCGGCCATGGGGTCGACGGCTTCCAGAACGTGTGCCACATCATCGTGTTCTTTGCGCTGAACTACGACCTTGAAACTCACGACCAGATCATCGAGCGCATCGGTCCCATGCGGCAGGTGCAAGCGGGCTTCGACCGCGAGGTGATGGTCTATCAGATCCTCGCTCGCGGCACGATCGACGAGATCGTGGCCGCGCGGCTCATCGAGAAACGACAGCTGCAAGACGAGACCATGGACTCGCTTGCGCACAAACCGGAAGAGGTGTTGGCATGAGCGATTTTTGGGTTCGGTGGCCGGAAGGCGAGCCGTGTCCTGTTGAGGGCGAAGTCGAGGTTCAGACCTTGCTAGTGGGATGGGGAGACACCGGAGTACCTGAACGCTACTGCCGTTCGGCGCAGGTATTGCTCGCCGAAGCCGACCCCAACGGAACGGATGCGCACACGCCCGGCGCGAAACTCGACGCAGGGAAAACGCGCGTGTGGTTGTGCCTTGCCGGGTTCGCGCGCGCGATCGACGAGGTAGCCAAGGTCACGACCGCGGGCGCGATCAAGTACACACCGAACGGCTGGGCCACTGTGCCTGATGGCGAAACTCGGTACATGGACGCGTTTGGAAGGCATGCACTTTCTTTCGGCGCGGGCGAACGTGTGGATGCGCAGACCGGATGCCTTCATCGTGCGCAGATGATTTGGAACCTGCTCGCCGCGCTCGAACTTGAGTTGCGCGAGCGTGAAGCAAACGTTACGATTCCGACATGATCACGGTCACCATCAGCAGGACGCGGCTCGCGGATCTCGGGCAGGACGTGCACCGCGGTGTCTTCGTCCTGAAATGCTTGCGTCAGCACGGGATTCCGGCTCTCGGTTCGATCTGGCCGACCGGCGTGAGCGAGGGAACGCTGAACGTGCGCATGGGCGACGGCCCCGACGCCATGGTGTACGAGTGGGATGGCGAGATGGAGAACTTGGCGTGAAGACGCCTGACTGGTCCGCGCACACCGCGATCGTCATCTGCGCCGGCCCGAGCTTGAGCGACGCGCAACTCGACGCAGTGGTGTCATGTCACAAGCCGATCAAGACGATCGCGGTCAACACCGCGTACGCATATGCGCCGTGGGCGGACGTGGTGTACGCGGGAGACTTCATGTTTTGGAAGGTGCACCACGCGCGCATCAGAGCGCAGTGCCCGAAGTCCGAACGCTGGACCCAGGACGGCAGCGCGGCCGAGCGATTCCAGCTCAACCGCCAGCGCGGCGGCAACCGCGAAGGGCTGGGCCTGAACGTGGTTCACATGAACGGCAACAGCGGGATGCAGGCAATCAATCTCGCGTTCCTGTGGGGCTGTCGGCGCATCTTGCTGCTGGGCATGGACATGAAGCTCGGCCCGAACGGCGAGAAGCATCGGCACGGCGATCACGAGAAGCCGCTGGTGCAAGCGCAACTGTTCGAGGAATGGCGGCACAAGGGCAAGAAACTCGCGGAAGACCTCGCAGAGCACAAGTGCGAAGTGATCAACTGCACGCCGGGATCGGCGTTGGAGTGGTTCCCGATGTCGACGGTCGGGAAGGAGCTGATGTGACTTGCACGCACCGCAAGCCCGTCTATTCCGTGTGGCAGGACGTGGAAATTGGTCTGCTTGGTGAAACTGAACAGCAGCTCATCGAAGTCGGCGGCGAGAGCACTGACATAGCCGCGGGTATCGGCCGCTTCCGCTGCACGCAATGCGGCCGGATCGGGTACTACACAGGTCTTTGGCGCGACTACTACGAGAAGGGCATCCCGTGCCCTGGATCGGACTTAGCCGAGCGTGACGGATTGATCGGACGATGATGACCCCCCGAGCCTTCATCCTCTTCCGCGAAGCGCTGACCTATCGCCGCGAAGCCTTTGCCGCGGGGCTGAAGGCGCTCGGCTATGCACCGTCGTTCCGCGTGACCGACAACCCGCGGCCGGGCGACGTGCTCGTGATCTGGAACCGCATGGGCGAGGGCCACAGTCGTGCTCGCGAGTTCGAGGCCGCGAAGGCGAAGGTGCTCGTCGTGGAGAACGGCTACCTGGGCAAAGAGTGGCGCGGCGAGCAATCGTTCGCCATCGCGCAAGGCCACCACAACGGCGCCGGCCGCTGGCCCGATGGTGGCCCCGAACGCTGGGACTCGCGGGGCGTGGATCTCGCCCCGTGGCGCGAGCCCGGCGGTGAGTGCGTCATCCTTGCGCAGCGCGGCATCGGCGAGCCCGGCCTGCGTGCACCAGATGGCTGGCTCAACCTCGCCGTGAGCACGACCAAGGGACGCATCCGCCGGCACCCGGGCACGAACAAAGACGGCCCGACGCTGGAAGAGGACTTGGCGCGCGCATCGAGCGTTGCGACGTGGAGCTCGGGCGCCGCGATCAAGGCTCTGATGATGGGCGTGCCCGTGTTCTACGGCATGCAGTCGTGGATTGGCGCCAGTGCTGGGCGCCCGTTGACGCGGTTCAAGATGGGGCCGCTCTGCGACGATGCTGCGCGGCTCGCGATGTTCCGGCGCTTGGCCTGGGCTCAGTGGAGCATGTCCGAAGTCGAGAGCGGCGAAGCATTCAGGAGGTTACTGGCATGACAATCGAAGCCCGCGCACAGCGCAACATACACGGCGACAGCATTGATGTTTGGCTGTTCGATCCTGCCCCTGGCATCGCTGGCGCAATGGCGCTACCGCTGGTGTTCAAAACGCGAGAAGTGCGCGGCGAGCACGCAGAACCGGCAATGCGTCTTGCGTATAAAACCGCGCAAGAACTGATGGATGAGGCTGTGGTCCTGCGGCCTGCGCCCCTCCGAAGGGAGCGGGAGCGCAGGTTCATTGGCCGCTACTGAACGACACCTCGCCGACATGCGCGCGATGGCCTTTGCTTCTCTCAAGATTGCTAAACCATGACCCCTCACGAGCAATTCGAGCGCAAGTTTCGCCGGCCGAAGCCCGGCCGCACACTCATCGTCGGCTCGCGCATCTACGCCACGCGCACCGATCGCCGCAAGCTCTACTCGGACGTGGTTGGCATCGACATGCTCGACGGCCCTGGAGTTGACTGGATGCATGATCTTGAAACCCCGCTGACGGTCCACGAGAACATGCGATTCGCCCACGTCGAATGCCGCAGCGTGCTGGAGCACTCCCGCCGGCCGTGGCTCTTGGCCGCGAACATCGAGCGGCTGATGGCGCCCGGCGCGACGCTGGATCTCAGTGTACCGTTCGTGTGGAAGGTGCACGCCTACCCCAGCGACTATTGGCGCTTCACGATCGAGGCCGTGCGCGAGCTCTTCCCGGACATCGAGTGGCAAGCGCTGATGTACGCGACTGAGCGCTCGCTGTCGAAGGGCGACCGCAAGTCTGAGAAGGCTGCGATCGACGGGCAAGTGTTCCTCGCGCGCAGCGAAGTGCTGGGCTTCGGAACCAAGAAGTGAAGCGCATCCTCATCACCGGCAACGGCAAGTCAGGCAGCTGGCGCATCCGTGGCGAGCAGCTCGGCGCAGCGATCGAGGCCACCATCGTGCCGCACGCGCGCCCCGCGAGGCCGATGGATCTCGGGATCATCGTCAAGCGGCTCGACCCTCGCACGATCGAGGCAATGCGCGCGCAACACATCCCGATCATCTGGGACATCGTCGATGCGTGGCCTCAACCTCACGGCAACCTGTGGGACCGCGGTGCGTGCCTGCGCTGGCTCAAGAGCCAGATCGAGCTGCTGAAGCCTTACGCGCTCGTCGCCGCAACGCGCGCGATGGCTGAAGACATCGCCGAAGTAGGCTTCAAGCGGCCGGTGCTCGCGTTGGCGCACCACGCGCGCCCGGCCCAGCAGATCAACCCCGTGCGCCGTGTCGTCGAGACCGTGGGCTATGAGGGCGGCGTGCAGTACCTGGGCATGTGGCAAGCCATCCTCGAATCCGAGTGCGCGCGCCGCGGCTGGCGGTTCGCCACCAAGCCGGCGGCGCTCGCGGATCTCGACATCGTGGTGGCACTGCGCGAGGCGGGCGGCTACGCCGCGAAGCATTGGAAGTCCAACGTCAAGTTGGCGAACGCACAGGGCTCCGGTACACCGATCGTCTGCAACCGCGAGGCCGGGTATCTGGAGACCGACAATTCGGCCGCAACGTGGGCCGACACGAAGGCCGAGCTCCGCGATGCATTCGACACGCTGGCCGACGCCTCGGTGCGACACCACGTGTCGGCAGAGCTGCGCACCGCGGCGCCGTCGCTTGAGGCCGTGGCCGCTATCTATCGCATCTGGTTGGAGGGGTTGTGGTTGTGAAGCCGTTCGTCATCATCGTTCACCCAGACAACCGCGATGTGATCGATGCGCTGCGCAACAGTGACTATCGCGTGATCGAGCAGTCCAAGCTGCCCTCCGGTGAGAGTAAGCCGACACTACTGTCTAAGCCGCATCCCGTTCGCCGCGGCGCCCAATGGAAGTCCGAGGTAAACCGACACCGCAGGGGCCGAAAGTGATCGAGATCCTGCTCCAGTCCAACATGCACGCCAAGGGCGCGCGCATGCTCCAAGCTCTCGCCAGCGCTGCGCCGGTGCCGCACGCCGTCGTCGACAAGCCTTCCGGCCGCGCGCGAGTGCTGATGACCTACGGGCCCGGTGACCCTGAGCGGATGCGCATGCTTGAAGAGCACCGCGCCGCCGGCAAGACGACCGTGGTGTGGGACATGGGCTACTTCGCAACGAAGGACTTCGTCGGCGGCCTGCGTTTCTCGGTCAATGACTGGCACCCCCAGAAGTTGCTCGACCGGGCGCCGCGCGACAGCTCGCGATGGGATGCGCTGCACTTGCCGCTGCGCAACGACTACGACCCGAACGGACCGATCATCCTCGTCGGCATGGGCCCGAAGACGCGAGCCATCATCGACAACCCGCATTGGGAGCTCGTGATGCTGGGCAAGCTCAAGCGTCGGTTCCCGCGGCACCGCATCATCTTTCGGCCCAAGCCGAACCGCTCTTATCCCACCATCCCGTGCTCGCTGATCGACGCGCACTCCCCGATCGAGCAAGTGCTCAAGGGCGCATCGCTCGTCGTGTGCCGGCACTCGAACGTGGCGTTGGACGCTTGCGTGGCAGGCATCCCGTTCGAGGCGAGCGACGGCGCGGCAACGTGGCTGGACGGCAAGCCCTATACCGCGGAAAATCGGCTTGAACTGCTGTGGCGGTGCATGTTTTTCAACTGGCGGCCCGATGAAGCGGCCCAGGCTTGGGGGATGGTGCTGAAATGCGTGTGAACGTTGGTTGTGGTCGTCACGTCCTCGACGGGTGGACAAATGTCGATGTCGTGCGCTCCCCGAAGGCATCCCGCGATCCCGAAATCTTCGCCAAAGCAACCGAGATCCCTTTGCCGGACGGCTGTGCCGACGAGGTGATGGGCATACACATTTTCGAGCACTTCTACAAGTGGGAAGCCCCGCAGGCGCTCGCCGAGTGGCACCGTCTGCTCAAGCCCGGCGGCCTGCTCGTGCTCGAAATGCCGGACGTGAAGAAGTGCGCCAAGAACCTCGTACGCTTCATCGAGACCGAGGACGTGAAGAGTCTTGACAGTCTCGCGATGTTCGGCCTCTACGGTGATCCGAGCTACCAAGACCCGTTCATGTGCCACCGCTGGGGGTGGACTCCGAAGACCCTTCGGCCGCTGCTCAAGAAGGCCGGGTTCACCGAGATCCGCGAAGCCGAAACGCAGTGGCACGCCATCGGGAAGAAGCATCGCGACTTCCGCATGGAAGCGAGGAAAGCGTGACGCTTCGCTGCTTCATCGGGTGGGACAAGCGCGAGGCCCGCGCTGCGCGCGTCGCCGCACGGACCCTCAATGCACGTAGCGCACTGCACGCCGAGTTTCTCTGCCTTGACCGTTTGCGCGAGACCGGGCTCCTGACCCGGCTCGCGGACCGACGCAGCGAGGACGGCGCTTACGCGCATCACGACCTGATCAGCAACGCGAAGGCGTCGACCGACTTTGCGTTCAGCCGGTTCCTCACGCCGATCCTGTGCCAAAGCGGCTTCGCGCTCTTCACAGATTGTGATGTCGTGTTCCTGCGCAGCCCCGTGGAGATGCTGCGCGAGATCGAGCCGGGCAAGGCCGTCTATGTCGTGAAGCACGAGCACGTGCCCACGGAGTCGACCAAGATGGACGGTCAGCCTCAGACCGCGTACGCGCGCAAGAACTGGAGCTCGGTGATCCTGTGGAACACGGACCACCCAGCGAACCGCAGGCTCACGCTGCACGATGTGAACACGCGGCCGGGCCTGTGGCTGCATCAGTTCGGTTGGCTCGCGGATGACGAGATCGGCGCGCTCAATCCGGCTTGGAATTGGCTCATCAACGTGCAACCGCGGCCGGCTCGCGTAGGTATCGCGCATTTCACGCTCGGCGGGCCTTTCAACGACGGATGGAAGGGCGCGGAGCACGACAACATTTGGCACGAGGCCGCACGGTGAGAGTCCGGCGCGGCAAGAACCCGCTTCCCCGCGACTTCATCAACCACCCGCTCGGCGGCGATATTCTCGCTGAATGCGACATCGGCGTGCGCGGTAAACGCGGACTGCACGCAAAGCTGTTGATATTCAAGAACCGCACCGCGCTGCGTCGCTTTTGGTGGCAGGCTCTCGGCGCCCACCACGACCTCGGACGAGGATGCTTAGGGGCCGTGAACGGGCTATCGCGCGAGATCGTGGACGCGCACGGCCGTAGCACCATGCAAGTTGACCCCCGCTACTTCTGCCTCATCGGTCTCGTGCATGGGTTTCTGAGCATGGAGATCATTTGCCACGAAGCCGGGCACGCGGGTTTCGCCTACGCAAAGCGCCGGCGGGGCGACCACTGGGTTGACGCTCTGGCGCTCGATGAAGAGAATGTGTGCTACCCCGCCGGCAGGATCGCCGCGGCGATCAATCGATTCGTGCACCGCAAAGGTCTGTACAAGTGACGGAGTGAAGCCATGAAGAAGACCCTCACCAAGATCGCGAGCAAGATGCACAAGGGCGGCTTGCACGAGTCGCTTGGCGTGCCCAAGGGTCAGAAGATCCCGGCGGCGAAGGTCGCAGCTGCGGCAAAGATGCCCGGCAAAGTGGGCAAGCAGGCGCGGCTCGCGCAGACCTTCGCCAAGCACCGGCCCTAGGGCTCGCGCTCGGCCTTCACGAACTCCTGAAGGCCGGTCACTTGGACTGAAGCCGCGTCAGCTCGATCTGCCACCTCTTGAAGCTGGCCGCTGCACTCGCCGAGTTGTCGGCTGAGGGTGGCGATCGCATCAGCAGCTCGGGCGGTGTCGGAAGCTGTGGCGGCGGCACTGGCTTGCACAGCGGCGAGTTGTTGGCGCAAGCTGTCGCCATCAGCGCGAGCCCGCACAGCAACAGTACGAGCATGGTCCAACTGAACTGCGGTGTCATGGGCGATCTCTCCTGCGCGTACTGCGCTGCGTTGCTCGATGCGTCGGTTTTCCTGTGACTGCTCCAGCGCTTGCGCGTCGAGCTCGGCGGTCTGCTTGTCCCACTTCCCCTGGACCTCGGCGCGGCCCTCGTTGACGCCGTGATGGTGAATGCCCCCGATCAGCGCCGCGAGCGCGCCGAGCGCGGCCGTGATGATAAGGAGCCGCAGGCCGAGCGCGCCGATCATGCGAGCGCCTGCTGTGCTTTCTCGAACCGCGCCACGCGGTCCACTTGCCCGTTCAGGCCACCGTTGATGCGGCGCGTGATCCGCTCAAAGTCGCCCGCGTCCGCGAGCGCGTTGAGTCCACGTGCGTGCCAATACCAGCCGGCGCTCAACGCCGCCCAGTGCGGTTGTTCCAGCGCTTCGGGCGACGCCACGAAGTCGAAGCCGAGAGCACCGCTCATGCGTGCGTAGTTGGCACGCCCGGTCACCTGGATGAGCCCGCGGCCCATGTACCGCCGGCCGTCGCCGGGCTCGGTGTTGCCCAGGTCTTCGCGCCCCTCGTAGCCCGCCTGCGCGAGCGTCGGGCCCCAGATCTCGCGCACCCAGCGCAAGCCGCCGCTCTCGTGCCCGATCTGGGCAAGGAACGCGGCTTGCCGCAGTGGCGTGTCGATGTCGTAGGCTTGCATCGCCTCGTTGATCGGATCGAGCCACACCTGCGCCAGCGTGATCGAGCACCCGCAAGCCGCGGCGAGCTGTTCGGCGTTCATTCGAGACCTCTCCCGCGCACCTGCGCGGCTTGAGCGTGGGTGAGCTCACGCAGATCGGACAGCCGGCGCATGGGGTGCCGCGGCGGCTCGGTCTCCGGTCCTAGCCGACAGCGGATGAAGAGCATTGCCTCTTTGCGCCACATCGTGAGCATGAGCGCCATGGCGATGTTCAGCACCTCAGCCGGCCAACCGATCTCGGGCACCCAGGTCGCGAATGGATCGATGATCTGCACGGTCAGGGCAACGACTACCGCCACGAACACGGGCCACAAAGCCCAACGGTGCGGAGTCTCCATGACCGTCGCCACCGGCAGGCAATACACCAACAGCAGGGAGCATGCCGCGGCGTTCAGGTACTCAAGCATCGCTGCTCTCCTTCACCTTGGACGCGATTCGGGCCTGAATGGCTGCACGGACGAGGAATAGGATGGGCTGTGCGAAGCCGCCAAGCGTGGCCGCAACGGCGGCCTTCACAGCGTCAGATGAGATTGTCGCCTTGGGGTAGTGGTCGAGCACGTAGCCGACCGCAACAGGTGCCACGAACGGCGTGGTCAGCGACGCAAACAGCACGCTGCCGAGCGTCAGCAGCGCGACCTTCACGATGCCATGCTGCTCGCTGGGCAAAAGGGTTTGCACCACCACGCAGCCGGCGAGCCCGGCGGCGATGGCCGCGGGATCGATACCGATCGCCGCGAGCAGCGGAAACGCGGCAACCCCCACCGCGGCAGAAGTCGTCACGTCAGCCATTTTTTCTCTCCCCCTATCGCCGCCACCAGCACCCCGAGCAGGCTCAGCGTCACCAAGCCGAGCCAGTACAGCGGAAGCCCTGTCAGCGCATCGCAAAGGCCGCGCCAGTGCACATCGGGCGGCGCAGCGCCAATGCCGAGCCCGAGGCGACAGATCCCGGTTTCGGCTTCTTCTGTGAACCCCCAGGCGCAGACCAGCGCCACGGGCACGAACCAGCGCCACCGCTGTGTCGCGCCGGCGAGCATGCCGGCCAGCACCGCGACCGTGGCGAACAGGATCGCCCCCGAGAACCCGCGCAGCACATAGAACCACGCCCGCGCCGCGCGCACCGGATCGGGCCACATGGACCCGAGCAGCTCATAGGCGTAGTGCGGCACTGCCACGGCAAGTAGCAGCACCGCAGTGAGCGCGAGCCCGAACCTCACTTCTGTTCTTCACCGGGGCCGCCCCCGCCTTGTGGCTTCTCTGTGCCGCCGGCGGGCGCTTGGCGCTTGAGCCAGTACGTGTGCCCGAGCCAGCCCAGCACGAGGCCGACGAAGATGCCGAAGATCATGGACATGGGTCACTTTCCTTTTCAGTCGAGCGGTTCAGCGTTTTCCTTGAGCCAGGACGAGAACCGCGCCTTGGCCTTCGGGTCGAGTTTCACGGTCGCCGGGTCGATGCCCTTGAACGTGGCGTAATCGTAAGCGGCCTGGAAGTCGCCTTCGTCGACCATGTTCGCGATGGCATTGGCAGGACCGCCGCTGCCGCGCTGCGCGCCTTCCAGCTCGGGTGCGCGTTGCGTGCGCTGCCCCGAGTTGCTGAAGCCCGGGGACTTCTCGACCTTGGCGCGAAACTCGGCGAGCCGATCGGGATCGTTGAGCACCTTGAACTCACCGTCGCCCTCGACCTTGAACTTCACGAAGCCGCCTTCGCCATAGACGATGTGGCCTTTGTCGTTGCGCGAGGCCCGCGAGAGCATGGACTCGACGACTTGGCGCGCGATGCGAGGCGTGGAAGCCTGGATGATCTCGGCCCCGCGCGCGCGTTCGATGACCGGGCGGCCCATGTCCTGTACGTGCCAGAGACCGTCACTGCCCTCTCGAACTTCGACACGAAGATTCCCGCGTGACCCTGAGAACTCACGCTTGCCGCGCACCGTTCGCGGCTCGGTCGTACCGATATCGGCAGCGCGCTCCGGTGCTTTCGCAATCGCGTCGTCGACTTGCTTGAGCAGCGTGTCGCGCATTTCGGCCGGCTTCGTGCTCTTGCTCAGCGACTGCGTGACAACGCTGGGCGTCACGGCTTCGGTCGGCTCGCCCGGGTCTTTGTGCGCGATTGGCGGGGCGACTTTCTTCTGCGCGCCCTTCTCGAAGCCTTCAACCTTCTCGCCCTTCACGAAGCGCGCAGCCACTCCACCGAGTTCCTGCGCGTTCTTCCGGTTGAGTGGTTCGTCGAGCATCGCGTGCCCCATGCCGGTCACGATGTAAGGTTTCTTGGTCTCCAAGGAACGCCGCGCGGCGTAGTCTTCCGGTGCCTCACGGCCAAGCGGTTCGGCAGCGCGTTCGGCAGCGAGCTCGCTCGCCTTGGCGCGCGGGCCTTCGGCTTCCTTGTTGATGAGCCCTTTCTTCTGGAGCGCTTCGACCATCGCCTGCCCGGCATCCGTCTGCACACGACCGGGCGCGATGTCGTGGCCTGCGTCGCGCGCGGCCTTGTACATCATTTCGGCAACGCCGCGCTTCTGGAAGTTGGGCGCCACCTTCGCATTCTCCGCGGTGAGCACACCATCGGGCCGGATCGCGAAGTCGATGAAGCCGCGGCGCTCGCCGGTCTGCGGATCGCGCGCCTCGACCATGATCGCCTTGGTCTTCTCGCGGCCGGCGCCGAACTCTTCGGTCTTCACCGAGAGCGCGTACTCGGCGCCTTGCTTGTCTACACCACGTTTTTCGCTCGATCCGCCGGACTGATCCCCCGCACGTTCGGTTCCGGGCGTTGCAGGGCGGTTGGCCCCGGGCTGTTCGCCAGCGGGCGCAGCTGCGCCAACGGCACGGCCGGTGTCGGGATTGCCTTCACCGACTGCGCCGCCGGTACGTTGGGCACCGATGTCTGCGTCCCCGCCACGTCCAGCCCCGGGGCGGGCTTCTGCGCGGGCAGCACCGGCCGCAGGGCCTTCGCCGCTGCTAACAGCTTGCTTGGTTTCAGGCGCATCAGGTGCTCCTTCTTTGATCTTTCGGTTGGCACCGGCAAGGTACTCGCCGATAGGCACGGCTTCGTACTTCTCGGTGTTCAGCGCTGCGACCTTCTTGGGGTCGTAGGTCTCCATGACCACCTTGCCCGTCGCCTTCTCGCGCAACACCCACGAGTTGCCTTTCTGGTACGTCGGCGCAGCGGCAGCGGGCGCAGACTCGGGCTGCGCGGTTCCTTGCTCAATGATTCGGTCGATCTCGCGATCAAACATGCGGGGGCTCCGTTCGTGTTGAACGGCCGCATTCTCGACTGCCTTCTCGTCGATGTCGAGAGCTTTTGCTACAGCCTTCGCGCGTTCCGTGTCCTGCGGGCTTAGTTTGTGCTCCTTCACCACCGCGTTCTCGACCGCGACGCGCACCTCGCTCGGACGGCGGCCGCGGGTCTCGATGCCGCGTTTCTTGGCCGCGTCGAACAGCGATTGGTGCACGTAGATCGCCTCGCCGGCCGGGATAGGCGTCACCTCCGTGGCCTCGCCGACCGGGATCGGCGCCTCGGGCTCGACCACTTCGGGCGCGATCTCGGTCGCCTCGCCCACGGGCACCGTGGGCTTGAGCTCAGTCGCCTCGCCCACCGGCAGCGGCTCGGGCGGCGCGGTCACTTCCGGCGCGACCTCGGGCGTGATCTCGGTCGCCTCACCGGCCGGCACCTTCTCGGGCTTGCTGACCGGGATCTCGGGTTGCCCCTCGGTCGCTTTGCCCACGGGGATTTTGCCGGGCTTCTCGACCGGGATCTCGGGTTGCCCCTCGGTCACCTCGCCGACCGGGATCTTCTCGGCGCGCAGCTTGTCGGCGCGCGCCTGGAGGGTCTTGCGCAACGCCGGGTCTTGCGTGGCCTTGGCCGCGGCTTCCAGCGCTTCCACGCTGGCCGCCTGCTTCTTCGCCGCGGTCTCGGCGGCGATGACCTTCTGCACGGTCTTCGCGTGCTCGTCGAGCGCAGCCTGCACCGCTGGATCCGTGGACTGGGCGCGCAGTTTCTCGACCTCGGCGAGCCGGGGGTCGATCGGGGTTGACGGCCCGCCGGCCGGGCCCGCGCCGCCTGGGGGCGGCTCTGCGGCCCCGCCGGCACCGGGCGGCGGTTCCTCGGGCGGGAGCTCGGCGCCGCCTTTCTTCAGCCCTTTGCGCACCATCGCGCGCGCGATAGCCGGCCCAGCGAGGTTGTACGCCGCGGCCGCAGGGTACATCGTCGCGGCCTTGGCCGTTTCCTTGAGCGGGTCGAGGATGAACTTGTACACGAGACTGCGCTCGGCGGTGCCCGACGACTTCTGCTCGACGAGGTACTTGCCGGCGCGCGCCAGATCGCCCAGATCGCCCCCGCGGCCGCGGCCCATCGCCTCTTTGCCGGCCTTCGACGCGGTAACGGCGTTCATCAGCGCGCCGGGCGAAATGTCCCCTTCGACGGACTTCGCCACGAGCGGCAAAATCGTCTTGGCCTTGGCGTACTCCATGCGCGATGTGTCGTAGGTCGCCCGGTCCTCGGGGCTGAGCCTGTCGCGGAAGGCGTCAAGAACCACGTCTTGCAGATCGCTCAGCTTGTTGCCGAGCGGGTTGCCGGCGTTCGCGCGGATCTCGCGGCCTAGGTCGCTGTTCAAGTCCTTGAACGCGGTCCCGGGGATGTTGCCACCGTTCTCCGCGGCCAAGCGCTCGAACTCGTCGATGTACCCGCCCACCACGCGCTGCGCGTCCTCGGTCGTGCGTGCCAGCGCGCGGCGCTGCGCCGCGAAGCCGCCTTGCACGTCTTCAAAGGGCAGATCGGTTTTTGCGGTGATGTCGCCGATCTTGCCGCCCGAGCGGTCCATCGCGGCGCCTAGCACGTCGCCCGTGAGCCGCGTCGCGGTCTCTTCGGGGTTGACGTGCTTGATCAGGGCTTGGTTGAAAGCCTGCTGGCGCTCGGCTTGCCGCATGCCGCCGAAGGCGCCCGGCGTGGTTTCGGCCGCCTCGCCGGCCAGCTTCACGAATTTGTTTTCGGCGAGCTGGTGCGGAGCGAAAGTGAGTCCTTGCTCCATACCGGCGTTGACGTTCGCCGCGCGCTGCGGCGAGATCGGCGGAACCGCTGCCTCGACTGCGGCGGCGCCGGCGCGTTTCGCCGCGGTGCCCGTGGCCTCCAGTACGCGCGGCGCGGCGAGTGTCGTCGGCGCGAGCGTACCCGCGTGGGCACCTAGTGTCGCCATCAACGGCCCGAGAGCTTCGCCAGTCTTCTCGGCGTACTGCTGTCCTGTCTCGGTCGAGGGCTGGTAGGTCACGGCTTGCGCGCCTTGCCCCATCGCTTCGTTCAGGGCAGACATCATGCCCCCTGCATTGCTCTGGCCGCCGCGGATCTGCGCGCCGGCCGGGATTCCCGGGGCGTTGACTGCGCCGGGCTGCGGCCCACCGCGCAACGCAGCTTCCGCCGCGCCGGCCGCGCCGCCCACAAAGCCGGAAACGGCGCCGGGCAGCGAGTTGACGAGCCCGCTCGCGAGGCTCAGACCTGCCTCGACCGCGCCGCGAGCCTTTTCCAGGAAAGAGGGTTCCGGCGCTGGCGGCGCCGGTGGCGCGCTACCGGGAATCATCGCGAGAGTCGCCTCGCGGGAAATGTTCGTCGGCGCGCCGGTAATGTCGCGCACCGTCCCGGGCGCCCCGACCGCAGGTTTCGGGGCGCTAGGAGCGGGCGCCTCGGTCTGTTGGCTACGCAGGCGCGACGCGATCTGCGCGAGGCGCTTCGCGTCCTCGACGTTGCCGGAAGCGTCCGCGTTGCGGAGCGCGGTCATCACGTCATCGTAGGAGGGCATGCGTCACCGCTTCAGGTACTTGTTGATGAGCGCGTCGTCTTCCGCTGAAACCTTGGGCGTCCCGCCGGCCGCCTTGCCCAGTCCGCGCAATTGCGCGCGGGTGTCTTCCAGCGTCGCGCGGCCTTGCTCCAGCCCGTTCTGGGCCTCTTTCTTCATGACGTTGTCGATGATGTCGACGATCGTCTTCGGCGGCATGTTGGCGTTGATCAGCTTGTCGCCGGTCTCCTGCGCCGACGCGTGCAGCTGGGCATTCGACAGCGGCGAAGTGAGCACACGCTGGTGCTCGCGCGCGAGCCCGATCAGCGAGGCTTGCAGCTGCGCGAAGTCGGAATCCCCGAGCACGGTCTTGAGCGCGTTCAACGGCTTGTTGAACAGCGGGCCGCCTTCCGTGGCGCCGCCCTTCGCAAGCAGCGACTTCACGAGATCGCCCTGCCGCGTGAGCGTGCCGGTCAGCTGCTCGACGGAAGTCACGTACTTCTGGCGATCGGCCAGGGTCTTCGCGAGCGCGGCATTCTGCGCCTTGTTCGTGCCCACGTCCTGCGGCGACAGACCGAGCTCGGCGGCCATGGCCGGAATGCGGTCCTTTACCGCGGAGATGAGCTGCTGCCCGGCCTTGCCGCGCGCGAGTCCAACTTGCCAGCGGTCGTCGCCCGCGATCGACTGGGTGGCGTAGAAGTCGACCGTCTTCGGGTCGAGCCCGCCCGCCGGCGCGCCGCCTGCGCCAGCGCCGCCACCCCCGGCGCCGCCGGCCTTGACCTTCACGAGCCCGGCCGCGACGCGCTTGGCCTTTTCCTTCTCGGCGTCGGTCAGGTCCGACGCGTCGATGTCGGCAAGTTTCTTCCCGAGCGGCCCGGCCCCGGTGGCGGTGCCCGCCGTGGGCGCAAGCACCTCGCGACCGATCTCTTTGCCTTGGGCATTCTTCGTGATCCGCACCGTGCCGTGCGCGCCAATCGGCACGTTTTCGTAGGTCTCCTGCTT